AAGAAGTCCCATTACACTCGCTCCGCTGCCGCTTCGCTTTAGTGTAATGGGACTGAGTGTAGGGGGCCGCGGCCCCCTACGACCCTCAACTCGAGGGGTTAGGCCGCAACAAGGCGCCCGACATAACCGTCGATGCTGTCGTAGGGATTGTAGTCGACGACGGCGCAGAAGGGACCAGCATTCGCCAGGTTACCCCAGTAGCCACCACCGACATAGGCAACACAGCCGGAGTCGCCGCCGACGCAAAGATAATCTGGCCAACCAATTGTAGAATCAGACTGACCAACAGATGCAAAAATAGCCGCTCCCCCAAGTACAGGAGACATTTCTGTAGGATACAGAGATTCCCATACAGGCAAAGAATGACCAACAGAAGTATACGAACTTGTATCTTCACCGTCATATGCATCTTTATAAGGCGGGCAATCCTTAATCAAAATAGATGATTCAGACTCAATCTGAATGCCATCACACCAAGAATAAGTATTACCCCACATATTTTCGATACCGAAGCATTTAACTCCAGTACCCTTATTCTTACCACCAAAGAAGAGACCCTTGGTGTCCATAGTACCGGCATTAATCAATCCAGATGTACCAGTGCCTACGCTAATATTACCATAACCAACTGCCGCCTGGCATTCACGAGTTTTGGTAACAAGCATGAGAAGACCAAGAATATAATATCTCTTACACCAGTCTTCCATGCCATATTTAGCACCCATAGCTTTGCAATTTGTGCGATAGTTCTGATAAGTCCAATAGTTTTCACCATTACTTACACTCTTACCGCTCAAGCTACGAGCCTTATTATTTTCCGCATCGCCATACGCTTCATATGCACCGAAATACATATAATCGCGAACAGTTCCTGCAACTCCATCGCTGCCATCCATGGTCTTAAATGCAGAAGTTACAAATCCGTCTGCAGATCTGTCATAGTTAGCAACCTGGAATGTTAGAATATTTCCAGACTTAGAATACTTATACCAAGTCTTCTTAAATTCGACCATTACATCTCCAGCAGCGCCAGAAGTAATGTCGGCATCGGCACCAGTAACTGTCTTGCTATAATTATTAGGATTAAGATAAACAGATCTGGCACCATCTTTATATAGACAGGGCTTTACTCCCCATCCGCCGGTAATAATCTCTTCCCAGTCGCCATAGTTACATTCACCGGTTTCGAGATTTACCGAAAGAGGATTAAGACCTACAGCATCATCGATGTATGTAACTGCAGATTCAGGATCTGTATTACTCATATCGATACTAATACCATAGGTAACCTGAGTAAGATTGACGTCGATCACTTCTGCTGCCGTAATAGTAATATTTCTAGATCCAGAAGCGGTACTAGAAATAACCCAATCGCCGGCTTCAAGCCAGAAAGTGGACGTACCATCTGCGGGAGTTCTCTGAAGAACAGTTCCGCATCCTGCGCATGTAATGGTTGCATGAGCTGCAGTAGTTACATTAACTTGCGCAATAATCTTTTCGTCCGAGGAAGATGAACCTCCACCATAACGGGACATTAAAGCTTCACCCATTACAGAGCACCTCCCTCCGTACAATCAATACCCTTTTAACGCTGTTAAAAAGCCCCGTGAGAAGTTTTCGAATCACTTGACATGGGGGGGGGGTGTTACGAATTTTAATCATATTTAAATTCCTCCTTTATTGGAATTATTAAATAGTTTTCACGTTTTTGAATTATAATTAACGCTTTTACTACCTTTAAATATGTAAATGAGGGACGGTAAATCCCTCTTAGAACAGTCGATAGTTCTTTATTGCCAAAAATACATGTGGCGGTAAAATATTTCGATTTTCATCAGCTAGCGATCGTATTCGACTCTCTTTAGCCTCTTTATACTTAAAAAGTTTTAAAATTTCGAATTGTGACATCTGCCCACTCATAAGAGCTTCAATGCGGTCTTTTTCAAAGTCTTTTACTTGAACTTTTGCATTTATAAAGTTCGGAAGTATAAGACATTTATAAGGACCGTATTCCTCATTTCCTGGGCAAAGGACGTCTTTATCGACAACCATATCATACATAGAATTGTAAGGTACCGAATAAAAAGATGCTGTAAACCAAGCAGCAAAGTACTGAAAGTTCCACCATTCTGGGTGTACACTTTTGTGTCTTTCTCTCTTTACATAGCATCTATCTAAGATTCCTCGCCATCTAGAGTATACCATTCTTTCAAATGGATTTCCATCGACCCTATAAGGTCCAACGCCAATACAACCTATTCCTAAGATAGATTTAGCATATGGATCTTTAAGTTCGCCTTTATTAATATTATTTGCTCTAGCAAGCATTCGATAACCGCTATTTAAAAATATAACAGCTATTTTGTCATAATTAAAATACTCAGTTACCATAAACTCGCCACAGTTTTTAGATAAGAATACATTTCCAGTGTATTTATTATCTGATGAAGTTGTGTTGTAGATATTAATTACTCGATCTCTTCTTAATTCTTGTAATACTTCGTCAAATGCTAGCTGCTCTTGAATCTCATACCGCTTTATTTCTAGTTTTAATGTTTCATATAAAGGATTCATCGGTTCTATCATTATAATCACCCCTTTATCACAAAAATATATTGTACATACCGCCATTTCAACAGGCAGTATGTACAATCAACTATTTTAGCTCATGAGAAATTAACAGCTTATAATATAGTTTCAGATGATGTAAAAGTCTATAATTCTTTACCGCCAGTATCGTAGGCAAATGTAAGGTTCTTCATTATGGTTATATATTATAAATTTGAAGAGAAAGCTTTAAAAGTTTTCTCTATTTATTTTCCATAAGGAGGAATTTATATCATGTCTATTTATTGTGATGAAAGACGTAGATCTTTCAATGAAGATTATAAAGATGTAAGGATTGATGAGGAAGGAGGCAAGTATAGTTATGCTATTCATATCCCTAGAGCTTATGCTAGAATGGAAACTAATGTAAGACCTGATTTTAAAGATCTTGAAAATGTTCCAAACTACACACTTTATATAACAAGGCAAGTTGGATCAGTTCTCAATATGAGAGATACCAATATCTATTACAGACTTCCAAGTGGACGCTTGGTAAGAATTCTTCTCCATCCACGCGGAGGAGTTAGTATAGATAAACTAGATCATAAGTATCTTATAAGAGAAACTGATGAGTTAGATCGTCGCATTATATTAGGATTTTGTTTACTAAATTATACAGAATTGAAATCAGAATGCTATGATGATAAACCTTTTAAGTCATTACATTTGGAGGATGCTGCATTTAATTATAGATGCAGTAAAATGCCTAAGAGACTTAAATTAGGACCTTTAAATAATTTTATCTATATCTCAAGGCCATTGAAAGCTTATGAAGAATCCAAAATATTCTCAAGTGTTAGGTTTCTAAATGAAACTGCATAAACACTCAGGGAGTAAGGTTTCCTTACTCCCTGTTCTTTTTTGTACTCAGAACTTAATAATAAGTGATTTAGATAGGAGGTAGAGATACATGTATTCCTATAATGAAGCAGTATTGGATCAGGTAATTGCTAATTCCTTGAAAAAGAAAGGTATTAAGAATACTACTGATTCGATAAAAGAGCTTAATGGCAAAAATGCCATTATAGATACTTCCTCTATTCAATATAAAGAAGATGAGGCTTATATGAATTCTCTAAAAAACCTTTGCCAAAAACTTGAAGGTTATAGAGAAAAGATCATTTATATTCCTGTATCGAAATGGTATAGGAAAGATCAAAATGCTATTGAGGAATCTAAAACTCCTCTCGGAGCTATTTGTAGATATATAAAGAAAGCTCCTACAGAATTTAAGAAAGTATTTTCAGATTATATCTTTATTTTTTATAATGAAAATAAAGAAAGTTTTGCACTTTATGCAGATCAATATAAGGCAACGGAATATAAGATTGTTTCTGAGCTAATAAGTACTCTTATAATGAATGCAACTCCAACTGTTAAGAGATTTTCTTCCGAATCGAAGGATGATAATGAAAATAAATCTCCAGTTAAAGATGTTGTTACGGATACGAAAGAGGCAGATAAGGAAGAAACCAAGGCAAAGAAACAGGATCTTATTGATGCTATTAATGCAGCGTCTGAATCTTCAGAAACTGAAGAAGAAGCATGGGAGAAATTAAATTCTGATGAGTATATTAAATCTCTTATTGCTGAACTTGATGAAGAAGATGATGGCAAGCCCAAATTTAATGCGGCTAGAACTGAAAGAATGTCCAAGCTCAATGATGAATTCTTAAATAAGAAAGTTGTTGGAGATAAGACTATACGTCAGCTCATTTCAAAACCAGCAGTTAAGCTTGAGCCTAAGCATTTGAAGGTGACTTCGATTAATGAAGAATGGGACGATATGAAGTTTCTTAGCTTCAATAATCAGTATAATATTAGTGCAGATATTTATGCTGCTCTTTATCATCTTTCGAAAACAAGCTATCCTATTAATGTAGTCGAAACTAAGGTGGAAGATACTTCTACTAATATGGACTATATTGAAACTTATACTGTGACTGTTGAAGATGGTTTTGGTAAGAGATCTACACTTGTATTTGATGTGCCGAAATTTAAAAATAATCGTTTCATGAGACTTCGTGGAAATGAAAAGGTTATGTCTGGACAGCTTCTTTTACTTCCTTGTCTTAAAACAGATGAAGACACTGTACAGTGCGTAAGTAACTATAACAAAATATTTATTCGCCGTCATGGCTTACAAGGAAGATCATATCCATCTGTGGATAAGCTTCTAAAAGCTTTAAGAAAGCATGAAAATAATGCTGCAATTAAAGTATATTTTGGTGATAATAAAGCTATTTGCTCTAAATACGAACTTCCTGTTGATTATATAGATTTGGCTTCTGAAGTTAATAGGATTGAAACAAAAGAAAAGACCTATTTCTTTAATCAAGATGAGTATTATACTCATTATAAAATTGAAAAGAAGAATGGCATTCCATATGCTATTAATAAAGCAGATGAATCGGTATGCTATTATGCTGATAATAATCAAGGATTATTATCATACGTAATAGCAAAAGAACTTGGTTTTGTTTCTGAGGACTTTAGATCACTCTATAATAGTATTAAACCAGCATCTAGACTCAATTATTCCGAGGCAAGTATTCTTGCGAATAAAATTCCTCTTATTGTGCTTTTAGGATATTCTCTTGGTTTGCATAAAATTGCCAAGATAATGTGTGATACTAATGCTAAATTTTATGATGATAAGAGAACCAAATACGACCCCGATAAAGAGGCAGCAATTAAATTTTCTGATGGTTTATTTGTTTATCCTATTAATTATGCAACTTCCATGCTCTTTAATGGTCTTGCAGAATGCCCGACAGAAAATTATTCTATTGCAGATGTAGATTCGAGAGCCATGTGGCTAGACTTCCTTGATGATTTTGGGGGAAGAATCCTATCCGATGGTCTCGATAACTTCGTCGATCTATTCGTAGATCCTATTACTGCAGAAGTTTGTGAGTATTGTGGAATTCCTTCAGATTATTTTGAAATGCTCATTTATGCAAATAATCTTCTTGCAGATAATAAATATAATCGTCATACTGATATTTCTGGTAACCGCTATAGAACTACAGAGATTGTAGCTGGATATGTTTACAAAGCTCTTGCTAGAGCATATGTAGAGTACAAAGCTCAGGTTAAGCGTGGTAGGAAAGTTGGTATTTCTATAAAGAGAAGTGCTGTTATCGATGGTATTATGGAAGACCCAATGTCCTCTGATTTGTCTATCCTTAACCCGCTTCTTGAAATTGAAGCATCTAATTCCGTATCGTTTAAAGGCCTTTCTGGTATGAACTCTGATAGATCATATGGTCTCGATAAACGTACATATGATGATTCAATGATTAATAAACTTGCATTGTCTACTGGATTTGCTGCCAACGTTGGTATCAACAGGCAGACAACCGTAGATATGGACATTGAAGGAACCCGTGGATATATCAAATCCACCAATCCTGATGATATGTCTGTAACTAAGACGTTTAGTATGACTGAAGCTGTTACTCCTTTCGGAACAACAAGAGATGACCCGTTCCGTTCTGCGATGACATTTATTCAGACATCTAAACACTCTATGAGAACTCAAAAATCTATGCCTCTTCTTATTACCAATGGTGCGGATGAAGCCATGGCACATATAGCATCTGATACTTTTGCATTTAAAGCAAAAGAAGATGGAGAAGTTATAGAAATAATTGATAATAGTCATATGATTGTATCATATAAGAAACCTGTATACAACCAAGAGGGCCAAGCTTTTACATCTGAGTATGTTGATCTCAAAGAAGAAGTCAAGAAGAACTCTGATGGCGGTTTCTATATTACTCTTAAATTGGATACAGATCTTAAAGTTGGATCTAAATTTAAGAAAGGTGATATTATAGCATATGATAGAACCTCGTTCTCCAATAAGAATGGAGAGACAGATAATCTTGCATACAACTTGGGAGTTTTGGCTAAGGTAGCAATTATGAATACCGATGAAGGTTTTGAAGACTCTACATCTGTATCTGATTGGCTGTCTGAAGCAATGGCTACCGATGTAGTTGTAGAAAAAGATGTTGATCTTTCTAAGGAAACTAACTTGTATCAGATTGTTAAAGTTGGGCAGTCTGTGCAGGAGGGCGATCCTTTACTTATATTCCAAAATTCTTTCGATGAGAAAGATGCAAATATGCTCTTAAAGAATATCACAGATCCAGAATATGTATCGGATTTGGGAAGAATTCGTCTTAAGAGTAAATATACTGGAGTAATTCAGGATATTAAGATTTATCGTACTTGCGAAATTGACGAAATGTCTGATAGTCTGAAAGCTCTTGTTACAAGTTATGAAAAGAAGATTCAAGAGACTAGAAAACTTTATAAGAAGCATAATATGCCTGGAGAAAATCTTCTTGATCCTGACTATAAGATGGCTCCAACAGGAATTATGAAGAATAATAATGATGGAATAAAAATTGTATTCTATATTAAATATTTTGATAAACTTTCCGTTGGAGATAAGACAGTTGCTCAGTCGGCAAATAAAGGCGTTGTTAAAAACATCTTCCCTAAAGGATATGAGCCGTTCTCTGAGTATAGACCTGATGAGAAGATCCATGCTCTATATGCAGCTAGATCATTCAATGCTCGTATGGTTACTTCCGTATGGACATCTGGAGCTATAAATAAATGTATGATAGAATTGGATCGTCAGGTAAAAGAAATTATGGGTATTCCATGGACTCCTTTGGAAGATATGGAATGATAAAATTTCTTCAAAAATAATAAATTTTAGACGTAGAAGTTCTTACACTTCTACGTCTATTTTTGTATTTTAAAATGTTCTAATTGCATTGAATTTGGTCGAATTAGATTATCTTAGCCAACTTTTATACTGTGAACATAGTATTAAAATCCTCAAAAGAAAGGAGGAATGATTGGTATGGCCGCCAAATTAAAATTACCTAAAGTAACTAGATATGTCGCTAATGTGGGAAAGTCGCTAGCCTTTGCCACAATCGACGCTGTGTCCGAAAATACATCTGGTATTAAAGACTTTATTGAAACAAATAATGATATTTTCAGAGAATCTTATTCTGGTGCTAAGAATTATCGCCAGACTGCTAGAAATGCTGCCAAGAGCATTAAGCAGAGTAATCTCTATCAAGCTATTAAAGTCGGCGCAAGAAATCTTGGCGAAGACCTGAAGAGTGGTAAATTCTATAATGAAAGAGACTACAGTGATCAGGTCCTTGGTCTTGATGAAGGCTTCGGTGATGATGATCTTGATTTTTCTTGGGATAATGAAAGCGTAGATGATGGTACCAAAGCAACTATCGCTTCAACAAATGCTATGTCCGATAGACTTGATCAGTCTATTGGGGCCGCTGCCATGTCAACTAATTCCACTGTCGCAAAAGGTGTTAGACTGGTTACTCAGTCTAATGAGGCTTCAACACAACTCATGATGGCTCAAATGGATAGAAGCGCTTCTATCATTTCTTCTAGTATGGGAAGTGTTTACACCGCAGTAGATTCTGTAAATAAGTTCCTCAATGGTCCTCTTGTTTCCCATATGGAGAACTCCAGAAAATACTATGAGGCTAGCCTTAGATCTCTTGAAGAGACTCAGGGTATGATGAAAGAAATGCTTGAAATGCAGAGAAATCTGTATAAGGCACAGCAGGAAGCTGCTAAGCCTAGCAAGCTTGATCAGTCCTTCACTGCTGGTGGAGGAATTGATATTGCCGGATATTTTAAGAATGTAAAAGGCAATATTGGCAATCTTATGAGTGAATACGGCATTGGAGGTTTCGATCTCGGTGGAGGTAACCCCTTCATGGCTTTCGCAGCAGCTCCAATGAAGATCTTCACTTCATTTATGATTGATAATATCATGTCTAAAGACTTTAAGAAGTCTTTAAAATCTTTTGATAAGGGGCTGACGAGCATGTTCTCGCAGTTCGTTGCAAGAATGAATACTAAGAAAAATGATGTTAGCGGAGGACTTTGGGATATCGTAGCATCTATTTTTGGTATTGATATTGCTAAGAAAGATAATATTGATCCTTCAAAGTATAAGAAGGATGCTGTCCCCTTTGACGGTATTACTCGTCAAGCTATCATTGAAACCATTCCTGGTTATCTTGCTAGAATCGAAGCCGCATTGACAGGTAATGATGAACGTTACTATGATTATCAAGGTGGTACTTGGAAAGGTGCTAGAAGAATCGCTAAGGAATATGATGCCGTAGAAACTTCTGCTATTGCAAATGCAAATAGTAGTATTAAGTCTGATATTCAACCTCTTATTGATCAGCTAAAAGCTATAAACGAAGGACAGGCGAGATCCATGTCCAAATCTGTTGATAGAATGATTATGCAGATTTATAAAGATGGTGGAGATTTCAGACCTAATGATCCTGATGCTTGGAAACATTATGGATTCAAGAGTAAAAGAGATTTCGATTTAGCATATGGACGTATGAGCAGAACTACTGTTCGCGATATTGCTAAATCAAATATGGATGCTAGACAGCGTGTATCAAATGCTCGTCTTGCCGAAGAAGCCAATGGTGGTATTAGCCGTCAGCTCTATAATGGAGCTTTTGAAATGGATCCTTCTGGTAAAGGCAAACGTGTTGATTATACTGGTCTTGCAAAAGGTTCTGGATGGCTATCTCTTAGTAAAGATGAACAAGGACACAATGTGTTCCATTATCTTAGAGAAATTCTTAATGCTATTACTCTTAAGCATAATAAGAAGAATAAAAATAGATGTTATGCCAATACTAGAACACCGTCATCTCATAGAGAAGGAGGAAGTCGCAGAAGCGGATCTGAAAGTTCAGATGATTCTGGCGGCGACCCTGACCCGGCCTCAGATGATGATGGCCCATTAGGGGATGATGTTTGGGAGAGTCTTAAGGCTGATGAAGCAGCTAGGGCTGCATCTGGTACTAAGAAAAAAGGTCTAGGTGACTGGGTTCGCGACAAGATGGGCAACTCTCCTATAGGCAAACTTTTCGGTAAGATGCTTGGCGGCGCTGCCGATATTGTCTCCAAGCCTTTAAACTATGTCACTAAGCTTATTAATAAAGCTGATGAAAGCATGTTCAAGATGATGTTTGGCACTCTTGATCTTAAGGATAAAGATGGAAACAAAGTCGAGAGCGTATTCCAGTATATCACTATGAAGGTTAAAGATACCTTTGCTGATATCGGAAACTGGTTTAAAGAGCAATTTAAGAACGTTAAAAATACTATATCTGATTTCTTCAAAGAAAAGATTAAGCCTCTTTGGGAAAAGTACGGAAAGCCTGTTAAAGATCAGGTATTCGGAATGGCAAAGAAAGGTTTTGGTCGTTTCAAAGAAGGAGTTGGAAATACATTTGGCAGAGCTTATGATACTGTAAAGACCCGTATGAAAAAGGGTGAAGTAGTTCCTACAGGAGAAGTTGTTGAAGCAGCTAAATCTGGAGAAGATGTTGTTGATACTAATGCTCGCGGAACTTATGCAACCAAGCGTGGTCTTACCATGGTATCTCCTGGCGAAATGATTATTCCTGCTTCTTTCGATCCTAGAGAGCAGCAGGCTATGGAGGCTCTTGAGAGAAGAGATCGTAGAAGAATAATCAATGCTATTGGATTAAATGCTAAAGGTACTGTAAATACTGATCAAATGAAGGCAAACCTTCGTAAGATCATGGAAGAGAATAAAGGTAAAGGTGCTAGAACTGCCGCAAGTGGTATTCTTGGTGGAGCTGCTGGTCTTTTGACCGGATTCAACCCTCTACTTGGTGCTATGGCAGGTGCTGGTATTTCTATTATCGAAAGTTCTGATACTCTCAAGACTGCTCTCTTTGGTAAAGAGATGGAAGATGGTACTTATAAGAAGGGCCTGATGCCTAAGGGTCTTGTGGATATGTTTAAGAAATCTGGTAAAGATATGACAGATCTTGGTATAGCTGGTGGTCTATTGGGTCTTGTGACTCCTCTTGGACCTCTTGGCGGTGCTATTATCGGTTCTTCTATCGGATTCTTAAAGAATAATGAAAAGTTTAAAGAATTTGTATTCGGTGACAAGGATGGTAAGGGTGGATTCTTAAAGAAAGAATCCTTTGATAAGTTTAAGAAACACCTTAAGAAAGCAGCTCCTAGTATGCTTATTGGTGCTGGTGCTGGTATTCTTATGGGGCCCTTTGGTCTTCTTGGTAATGCAATTATGGGTGCTGGAGTTGGATTGCTTTCTAGTACTTCTGCTTTTCATAAGTTTGTATTTGGTGATCCTGACGATCCTAAGAAGGGTAGCCTTGTTGGTGCAATGAAGAGAGGTATTCTTGAACCTGCTAAAGAAAAGATTAATGAGATTCTTGAAGGATTTAAAGGATATGCTAAGAAGCATCTTCTTGAGCCTCTTAAGAATTTCTGGGAGCCTTTTAAGCAAGGTCTAAAGAATATGATAACCTCTATCGGCGATGGGGTTAAAGATGCATTTAATCGTGTTGCTGAAAAATATCTCGGAATCCCGATTCATGATTTCCTTCAGGAGAAAGTCTTCAAACCGATGACTAAGTTGTTCTTCAACATCTTGAAGTTCCCTCTTAAGATTGCTAAAGTTGCTGTAGCAGCTCCTTTCAAAGCTCTTGGTGCTATTGGCAATTCTATGAGAATGGGGCAAATCAATAAGGGTAAAGCTAGAGATATGACAGCACAAGAGCGTCTAGACTTTAGAAAGAAGCATGGCGTTCGTAACTACTTTTCCAAAGTACGTGGTGCTGATAAGATGCAGAAACAAGACGAGTATCTTGCAAATGCTTCTCTTGAAGAACTTCAAGCAATGTCTGCTCAAGCTGGCGGAACTCTTGAAGGTCGTCAAACTGCAAGTAAAGCTGTAGTTGAAGCTAGAGGTGCGCTTGGTCGGGAAATCTCTGCATTCTTTAACGAAACAAACCCTGATGGCACATTAAGATATGATGTCACTAAGTTTAAATATGTAAAGAAGATTGCTCGCGCTGGAGCAGACGGAGATCTTGAAGAGATGCACCGTCTTATTGATGCAGAGCCTAATCTCACTCCTGTAGAAAAAGCAGATCTTAAGCAGCGTCTCGGGGCTAAAGTAGAGGCTGCTGAAGGCGCAAATGCAGAGCTTAAGAAGGCTAATGCAGATCTTAAAAAAGGCAATAAGGGACTCTCTAAAATTCTTGGTCATAAGGTTAAGGATAAGAAGGGTCTTAGAGATGTCAAGAGATCTGTAGATGCAGAAATAGCTCTTCGTACCAAAGCTGCAGAAAAAGAAAAGAAAAAGAAAGAATCAGATGCAGCAGCTGCGGCTGCAGCAGATGAAGCTTTCAAGAAAGAGCATCCTGCTGAAGCAGCTATATTAGATGCTACTAAGCAGCAGACAGATGTTGTTTCTCAGCAATTCCAGAGTGCTAACAGCAAAATCGATGAAATCATCAAATTGATCAAGATTCAGCTTGATCCTACTGGAGAGGCTGAAAAAACTACACCTCCTGGTAATGAAGAAGGTCAGCAGAAGGGTGTTCCGCAATTAACTGATGGAAAATCTGGAGTTCCTGCCACTATAGAAGCTCCTAAGGGACCGGCATCTTCTGAAATTGCAAAGATTGCAGATGCTGCTGGAGAAAAAGCGGAGAAAGAAGAAGCACAGCAAGACGTTATAGCTGCTGAAGCAGCTGGGGTCGATGGATCTGCCAAGCCTACTCTTGTCCAGAGAATGCTTAATAAAGCAAAAGGCAGTAAAGTTGGTCAAGCAGTTACAGGCTTTGCTTCTAAATTTATTCCTCATCATGATGAAGACTCTAAGGAAGCTACTGAAGCTAGACAAGCTGCAGAGCAAGAAGAGGCTGAAGAGGATGAGAATGATGCCAATACCAGAGAATCTGCAACATGGCTTCAACGTATTGGCGAAGGCTTAGGATTCGGCAAGAAGAAGAAAGGCAAAGATGATGAAGAGGGAGGTGGCTTCCTTGGAAAGATCTTTGGCGGCATTGGTAAAGGTATTAAGGGTATCTTTAGTTTCCTTACTGGTGGTCTTGGAACTACTGCTGGCAAGATAGCTCTTGCAGCCGGAGGACTTTCACTTCTTGGATGGGGTTCTGAATGGATTAAAACATCCGTATGGCCTAAATTAAAATCTTTCCTATTTGGAGAGAAAGATGCTGATGGTAACGTTGTAAAGAATGGTCTTCTTGGTGGCCTTGGTGATAAGATGAAACAAATCTTCTTAGGCACTGGTGGTGTTGTTGAGAAGATCGGAGGATTCTTTACCAAGATCAAAGATTGGTATGAAGGTAAGGGTGGAATTTCTGGCATTCTTGTAAATGACGTTGTTCCTAAGATTATTGCCGGTTGGGGTCTTGCAATGGATAATATTGTAACTCCTCTTGTAGCAATACTAATCAAGAACTTGCCTAGCATGTTCCTTGGTCTTGTAAAGGGCGTTATTAATGGTATTAAAATTGCAGTACTTAATAAGGGTATTGTAAGAGAAAAGAATACTACAATTGACACGGGTAATGCACTTAAAGAGCTTAATGGTGGTGTTGCAAATTCCAATGCTATGTATAATGCTCTTGGAGATGCTAAAGGATCTGTGAAAAACATGTTCAGTACAGCTAAGAGCTCTGCCGCATATACTGCAAATAAGGCTGCTGAAATCAATTATGGCTCATTGTTTGGCGTAAATGATGCTAAAGCAGATGAAACTTATGATGCAAATGGCAATAAGCTTAATAAGTCTGGACAGGATATAATGTATGAGGATGGTTTCCTCGGTTCTAAGAAATCAACTAATCAGCTTTATTATGATGAAAATGGTAATATAGCAATAGATCAGTATGATACTTGGAATACAACCGATAGTCTTGCAAGTAAAGGTGCTAAGGTTGCCGGTAGAGGATTCCTGCATGGACTTCTTGGACGTAAGAATCCTATATTTACAGCTCTTGGTAAAATTAGCGGCAAGGGTATTGGAAAAGGTACAGCTAAAGTTGTTACTGGCGGTATGGGCAAAGCCGCTAAATGGTCTGGAAAGATCTTTGGTGGATCGAATAAGCTTGGTCAGAAATTAAATAGCTGGATGACAAATACTCCTGTATATACGGCTGATGAAGTTGCTAAGGCTTTTGGAACATCTGCTGATGATATTGCAAAAGCTATGGGCAAGAAGGCCGGATATAGTGCCGATGATATTGCCAAAGCATTTGGATCTAATGTCGATGACGTTGGTAAATTTATGGCTAAGAATGCCGATGACGTTGTAGAAGGCGCTGCTAAGTCTGCAACTAAGAGCAAAGGTGTTCTTAGTAAGATTAAAGATAAAATATTCGGCAAAGCTGGTAAAGAAGCTGCCGAAACTGCAGCTACGAAAACTGGTTCTAAGGTGGCCAAAGAAGTAGTTGAAGAAACTGCTGAAAAGGTCGTTAAGAATGCAGATGATGTAGCTAAGCATGGCCCTAAGATTATTGCTAAGATTAAGAATTTCTTTACTGAAATTGCTGGCAATAGTAAAATTATCGGATTCATTAAGAAGGCTTGTAAGAAGGCCGGTACTGATGATGGAGTTATTAAGAAAGCTCTTAGTGCAATTGCTGATAAGATTGGTAAAGTTGCTACAAAGATTGGTAAATCTGGTGTTGGTAAGCTTGCTGGTAAATTAGCTAAGTGTATTCCTTATTTGAATATAGCTCTTTATGTAGCAGACTTCTTATGGGGTTATAACAATGCTGATACAATTCTTGGCGTTGCTAAAGGAGATGAATCTTTTAAGGTTGGATTTGGCCATAAGGTTCTTTGTGGTTTGTTACATCTTATAACTACCAACTTAACCTTTGGACTAGTTCCTACAGAGACTCTAGTTGATATTATTGTCGAATTCTTGTTCCCGCTCTTTGGTCTTAGTGCTGACGAGCTTATGGCAGCAAGAGAGCGTGCAGATGATATCATGGATGCTTGGAATGAAGCTCATCCTGATGATACGTATACTAACCTTGAAGACTTTAATAACAAAGACAAGTGGTGGTTTAAAGCTAAGAAAGCTGTTAAGGGTGCTCTTGGCAAAGCCGGAACTTGGATCAAAGATACAGCAGGAAAAGCATGGTCTGGAATAAAATCCGGTGCTTCTACTGCATGGGAATGGGCTAAAGAAAAGGCTAGCAATGTTTGGGAGGGCGTAACAAGCTTCTTCTCTAACGTTGGCAGCACATTTGGCAAACTCTTTGATGGATTCAAAGATACTTTCTCTGCCATTGGAAAAGGAATCGGAAAAGTTCTATCCTTTGCATGGAAGGGAGATCTTAAGGGAGCATATAAATATTCTGTAGAGGAAAACAAGGAATCCCCTGTAACCTCTAAGATTGCGAATATTATACTTGGAATCGGAAAAGTATTCTATACTCCTGTAATCCTTATAACTTCTCTCGTAGGTAAAATTAAAGATGTATTCGTCAAACTCTTTGATGCTGCTAAACAGGTAATACCTGCTGTTGGTCAAGGAATGGCAGATACATTTAAGGGAGCTTGGAAGGGCGAATTCTGTAAGGGTCAGATTAAATCTACCGGAAATGAAATGCTCGATAAAGTTTCTAATGCAATTCTCTTTGTCGGAAAGATCGTTACGCTTCCTGTACAATTTGGTGCATTCCTAATTGGTAAGGTTGTTGGAGCTGTTAAGAAGGTAATAGATGCTGCAAAGAATGTATTACCTAACGTTGGCCAGGGAATGGCTGATACTCTTAAGAAAGCTTGGAATGGAGAATTCTGTCAAGGACAAATTAAGCCTACTGGCAACGATATGCTTGATAAGGTTTCTGAAGCTATACTTACTGTCGGAAAGATCGTTACGCTTCCTGTACAGTTCGGTGCATTTGCTATCGGCAGTGTAGTAAGAGGAGTCAAGAAAGTTATTGACGTTGCTAAGGAAATCGTTCCTAATATTGCCTCTGGTACAGGACAACTATTTGCAGCTGCTTGGAAGGGTGAAGATGCTGATGTTCAACTTAAATCGACCGATAATGATCTTCTGGATAAGATTCAGAATGTAGTATTCGGTATAGTTAAAGTTGTAACATTTGTACCTAGAACTCTAACTTATGCTGTAGGTCGTGTAGTAGATGGTGTTAAAGCAGTTATCAATGCTGCTAAAGTCATAGTTCCTAATGTAGCCAAGGGTACTGGACAATTGTTCAAGGATGCTTGGAAGGGTGAGGATAATGGCGGTGAGCTTGAAAGTACTGGAAATGATCTTCTGGATAAGATTCAGAATGTTGTCTTTGGTATTGTAAAGGTCGTAACATTTGTACCTAGAACTCTAACTTATGCAGTTGGAAGGGTTGTAGATGGAGTAAAAGCAGTTATCGATGCTGCTAAGAAAATTATTCCTAATGTAGCAACTGGTACAAAGAATTTGTTTGTAAGTGCATGGAAGGGTGAAGATAATAATTCTACATTGCCTTCTACAGGAAATGATCTGCTCGATAAGATTCAAAATGTGGTATTTGGCATTGTCAAAGTTGTCACGTTTGTTCCTCGTACGTTAACCTATGCGGTTGGTCGTGTAGTAGATGCAGTCAAATCCGTAATTAATGCTGCTAAGCTTATTATACCTAATATTGCAAAAGGTACTGGAGACTTATTTGTTTCGGCTTGGAAGGGTCAAGAGAATAATAGCGAGCTTCCTAGTACAGGAAATGAGTTGCTTGACAAAATTCAAGGCGGTATCTTTGGGGTAGTTAAGGTGATGACATTCGTACCTAGAACTTTAACCTATGCTGTAGGTAGAGTTGTAGATGCTGTTAAGTCTGTTATCAATGCAGCTAAACTCATTATACCCAACGTTGCTAAGGGTACTGGGCAGCTATTTGTAGATGCTTGGAAGGGTCAAGAGAATAATAGCGAGCTTCCTAGTACAGGAAATGAGCTTCTTGATAAGATTCAGGGTGGTATCTTTGGAGTTGTTAAGGTTATGACCTTCGTTCCTAGAACCTTGACTTATGCGGTTGGTCGTGTAGTAGATGCTGTTAAAGCGGTAATTGATGGATCTAAAAAGATTATTCCTAATATCGCTACTGGAACGGGTAACTTGTTCAAAGATGCATGGAAAGGTGAAGATAATGATCGCACTCTACCTAGCACTGGTACAGATTTGCTCGATAAAATCCAGAATGGTATCTTTGGTGTAGTTAAGGTAATCACATTTATTCCTAGAACTCTAACTTATGCAGTCGGAAGAGTTGTCGATGCTGTTAAGACAGTTATAGATGGAGCTAAGAAGATTATTCCTAATATTCTTTCTGGAACTGGTAATTTGTTTACAAGTGCTTGGAAGGGTGAAGAATCTGATGAAAGTCTACCTACAACTGGAGTTGATCTGCTCGATAAGATTCAGAACGTAATATTTGGAGTTGTTAAGGTGGTTATGTTTGTTCCTCGTACGTTAACCTATGCTGTTGGACGTGTAGTCGATACAGTTAAGGGATTCATCGATGGATCTAAACTAATATTCCCTAAAGTCGGATCTGCATTTGGCACTTTATTTACTAAGGCTTGGGCGGGAGAAGAGCTTCCGAGTAAAGTTGAATCTACAGGCAATAGTACTTGTGATACAATTGCTAATGTAATATTTAATATCGGTAAAGTTCTTATGACACCTGTAACTCTTGTTATACAGGCTATTGGAAAGATTAAAGAAGGAATCACAACAGCAATCCAAAAGGTAAAAGATGGATTCACTTTCAAAGATCTTACTAGTGGAATTACAGAAGCCGCATCAAATCTTGGAGAAAAGATTAAAAGTGGTATTAGTGGTGCATGGGATAAAATATCTGGAGCATTTAGTAGTGCTTGGGATACCGTAAAAGGTTGGTTTTCTTCTAATGCATCTGATGATGCTGCAAAAATGCGTGCCCATTATGGCTTAGGGCATAAATATCAGTCTGGACCTGAACTTGCTGGAATGCCTTATGGCGACAGTACAATAGGTAAAGCTGGATGTGGTCCTGTAGCCGCTACAAATGCTATTAATCGTCTTCGTGGCGCAGGCTCTATGTCTGTAAGAAAAGCTGCAGATTATGCTGAAGACAAAGGTATGACAATTCCTGGAGGAGGTACCGATATAGGTTACTTTAAATCCTTCTTGAATTCTCAGAATATTGATGCTACGAATACGACAAATAGAGGCGCTATAATGGAAGCTCTTAAGAATGGACAGCAGGTAATTATGCTTGGACAGGATAAGACTAACAAACATGGTGCAACATTTGGAACTACTCCTCATTTCGTAACTGCTATTGGTCTTGATGCGAATGGTAATATTGTTGTCGAGGATCCTGATATGCCTCAGAGCTCTCTTGTTTACAAGAAAGATAAGGTATTGAATTCTATGATGACTTCTACCATTGTTAGCGGTAAGGGCCGTGGACGCTATGGATTAGGTGATGGGGAAAACGGTGAAGAAGAAGGAAGAAAGACGAGCTTCAATGCTCTTATGTCTAGTTTCGGTTCTCTTACCAGTTCTCTTGTAAAGTCGATGTTTGGAGAAGATGCATATAATGCTATCTCTGGATCGACAAGCGAAGCAGAGTTTGAAAACCCTGAAATCGCTGCAAAACTTTGGAAGTATTTGAGATCTAAAGGTTTCTCTGAACATGGTGCTGCTGGTATTATGGGTAATATCTATAATAGCTCCAAGTTTAAGACTGCAAACCTTGAAGATTCTAAGGAAGAAGATCTTGGTACTGACGTTGGTTATACTTACATGGTCGACAGAGGTCAGAAGACTAGGGAGCAGTTTGCTACTGATGGTTCTGGCTATGGTATGACAATGTGGCATTCAGCAAATAGAAAACGTAAGCTCTATGATGCTACTGTTAAGAAGGGTGCTTCTATCGGAGATCTTGATGCTCAGATGAAGTTCCTTGTCGATAACATGAAATCCGAAAGATCTAGTCTATATTCTGCACTTCGTGGTTCTACTGATCATGCTGCTGCTTCTGATGCATATCTTAAGCAGTATCATATGGATGATAAAACTGATGAATCGCTTGATTATGAGACTCCTAAGGGTTATGCTGCTACAATCTACGATACTTATCATGGATCGGCTCATAATGCTGACTTTAAGAAGAATGCTGGACGTGCTAGAGATGCTCTGAATTCTTATGAGACAGAGGATGCTAGAACAAGCAGGATTATGACATCGGCTGGTAGAGCTAATGCTATGGCTAAGACTGTTGATTATGCGACATTCTTGCAGACAATTGTAACTCTTCTTATGAATATTTCTGATAATAGTGCTCTGCTTGTTAAGATACTTGATATCTTATCTAGCAAGTTCAATATCGATATTGATCCTGAAGAGGTGAATAAAGCTGCTAATCAAGGAAAGGCTAGAACTGAAAGAGCTCTTGCTGATCTTATAAAGAAAGGCGGCGGCGATGCTGGAAGCGTCTCTAAGATGCTGAATGGCTCGGATAATGAATATATCCTCACAGCAATGGCTGCAATCGCTAAAGAATAACTAAAATGAAGGTTGGAAGGGTCATTTTAGACCCTTCCAACTATATATTAATTGAATAGAAAATATTGAATAGGAGGTAACAGTAAATGGCTAAGAATTCAACTTGGACTGTAACATCTTCTTCTATTTATATAAGATCTGGGTATAGTGAGACTTCTTTAGTTAGAGGAGCTCTATCCCAAGGAAAAGTTATTATTGAACAAGAATCAAAAGAAATTGATGGATCTTTATGGATCAAGCATTCAGAAGGATGGTCTTTAGCATATACTGCTGAAGAGACTTATATGGAAATGGGTGCGCCAAGAATAATGATGCGAGCTGCTTCTTCTGGAGGATCTGCTGATGAAAGTAGCGGATATCTTCCTTCTACTTCAGATATTCTTGCAAGCCAAAATACTAATATAAATAACTCTGAATTTGTAAAGATTAAGCATGTGGCCGGTGTTTTTGGTCTGCCCTATCAATTTCTTCCAAACACTGACCCACGTCTCGATGGTTCAAGCTCTACAGAAAACATTGGTTATGAATATGGAGAAAGAATTATTGAGCGAATACCATTACTCTTCATAGCCCCAGGAAAAGCGAATTTCATGAGTAAATATTCTGAAAGTTCTAAGAAAAATATTCTTAGTAAATTGATCAATGCTGGTGCCGGAAATCAGACCGGGAGTATTGATGATTTGCTTAAAGGAGCTGGGCGTTATTATACTTTTGAATATAATCCTAAACGCTATTATAAATTTGTCAACCCAATGTGCAGAGCTGCTGCAATTTTTCTAGGTATTGGAGATGTCTATCTTAATGGCACAAAAATTAGAAATATGAACTGGGAAACATATACAAAAACTGGTTTGAAATCTATTGCTGATTTTGGTACATATACTTCTATACCTTTTTATATGGATACAGATACTTCTGTAAGTGAAAGTTATAGTAATAGCACAACACAGTCTATGATAGCTGGAACAATTAATCAGGTATCTGATATGGGTAGAGAGATTAATTTCCTTCTTGGATATGGTTCATCTGCTATTAATCTGAATGCTCTCAATGATGCTGATGTCGCATCTAATATCGAAAATGTAACCGATACTGTAAATAAGCTTCTTGGAAAAGGAAACTTCCTTAGCAATCTTTCCAATCATCTTGTTACAGTTGCTAGTGGTGGTAAACTTACTTTCCCAGAAATATGGTCTGATTCCTCTTTCTCTAGAGAATATAGCTGTAAATTTAAGTTTATAGCTCCAGACCCTTCAAAACTTAGTGTCTATCTTAATGTAATAGTACCCCTATTACATCTACTTGCACTTGTAGCACCTCAGACGGTTGAGGCAAATCCAAATGGATATACAAACCCATTCCTAGTTAGAGCTATCTATAAAGGATTCTTTAATGTAGATATGGGAATTATTACAAGTATGAGTGTAAATAAAGGTGCCGAATGTCAATGGACTCCTGATGGAATTCCTACGTCTATCGAAGTAGATATTTCTATCAAGGATCTTTATTCTGCAATGTCCGTTACTGCAACAAATTCTACTTCATGGAAGTATGATACCTTAAATAATACTGCATTAATGGATTATTTGGCTAACCTTTGCGGTATTAATATATATAAACCTGAAATTACTCGTATGATTGATATGTGGTATACATTGAATGTCTCTAGTAGACTTCAAGACTTCTTCCAAATTGATATATGGGGAGGAATTCAGGAAAAGGTTCAAAATTTGGTTATGGGTATCTATAGAGGGGATTAAGTGTAAAATTCTATACATCCCGAAACATATCAATGAGGATACAGGGTTATTCCTGTATCCTCAAAATCTTATAAAAGTTGGTGAAGATGAATGAAAAGAAAAAATCGAAGCCAAAAACATACAGATTATGTAAATAAATTCGGAGATATTCCTATAGACTATAAGGAACGTCTCGAATGGCTGTATGATAAATATAAGATAACTGAAAGCCAAGCATTTGAAATATTGCATAAAAGAGACATGATGATGGATAGTTTGAATTATTTCAGTACAGAGATTATATTATTTGAAGTCCCAGAAGGATCTCCGCGTCCACGATTTCGATTAGTAAATCGCTCCAATCTGTCGAATATGGCAATGTCCAATCCAAATTTTGTTCATGTATATTCATTAACTGGTAAAGAAGACAATATGTTTATGAAACGGTTAATGAGTCAGGAAGAATTTGACGCTTTAGATTCTATGATATGCACTCCGTGTATTATAGACATTCACGCATTTCTGAAGACCCCTTCTTATTATAATAAAGAAGATACTATACTTGCAGAAATTGGATTACATAGACCCATATCTAAACCAGACTGGGACAATTTAGGCAAAAAATATAGCGATATGTTTAATGCTAATGTCTGGTTAGACGACACACTGGTTATAGATGGGTCTATCCATAGATATTATTCGGTGTTGCCTCGTGTTGAAATACGGGTCAAATATCTGAATATGGTTTATAACAAGCATCAATATTCTAGTATTATTAATCGTACAGATTACAATGCGGAATATGACTTAAAGTATTTTCACTGAAGGAGGTTAATTAATCATGATTGTCAATAATAATAATTATTATACGAATCTTGCAAATCTAAATAAGATGAGATACATACTTTTTACTAATTTCTTTAATAGAAATGAATGTATTCAAGAGCTTACTGGATATATATCTACGAATATTGATAGTCTTTCTATAGACTATGATGCTATCCAGTATCAATTCATTATTAAGATTAAGAAAACTGGAATGAGAAAAATTCGCGGTTTTCATCATGCTTCTGAATTCTATTATAATCAAATCATTCCTAATATTTTTAGGAGTTTTATTCAGAATCATCATACAGAACTTTGTTCCTTCTTCGGAGGAGCTATCCCAGAAGAAGTTTATACCAATCTATCGAATTTTTGTCATGTGTCTTGCTTGGCAGATAATATTCTGGTTATCAAGCTTTAAAAACAAATCCCCTATAGCCGATAAGCTATAGGGGATTATTATTTTTACTTCTTAAGACTTGCAATGGTATTCTCGATAAAGGAAGCATTAACTTTCTCGAGACGGCTAGTATTAAGCATTTCCATAAAAGTATACATCAAAGAAGTACGAGAAACAATCTTATCAATATCAAGATGCCCCTCATTCATAAACTCTGCATGCATATCCTTATTCTTGAGAACACTTTCACACATAGCAGAAACCATTCCATGGAATACACTCTTAGGAGCTGTTCTGATTGCATTAGTCTTACGCTTTGCAGCAATCTGATAGCTTTCCTTCAGGCTTGCATCAGAAGTAGAATCGATCTTTTCCTGTGCACTCTGAAGAGTTTTAGTGATATCTTCATGGTCCTTAGTATTAGCTGCAACGAAATCGTTCATTGCATCAGCAACTCTATCGTGAATAGCAGCTGCTACAGATTCAGTATCAGCATAATCAAGCTGCTTAAAGAATTCATCCTTCATATCGGATGTAATAGTAAAGGTATTAGGATCCTTTCTATCAACAGACTCTCTAATAGCTTCAGAAGCTGTAGTAATTACATTATACATTTCAGATAGAACAGCAGAACCATGCTTCATTCTATTAAGAATCTCATAGTATCCATTCTCCTGAACGTACTGATTGGTCATTGCTCTAAGAATTGATCTGCTCGTATCATCTGCACGAGCTTCATCCGAAATAGACTCGGAAAGAATTCTGTAGAGGGCTTCAACGACAAGAGATCTATTTACCGTCTCAATAAAGCTTGTATAGCGATTAGCCACGCTTGCATGGTGGTCTCTAGCTTCAAGATAAGCTTTAGTTTCCGCAGAGAACGGGAGATCAAAATTTTCTTTTGTGACTTTATGCGAATTATTATAATTCTCGATAGCTGCCTCAATGAAAGCTTTATTCTTTCTGGCAACTTTCTCAGAAACCTTAAAATCGTTCATGATATATTAACCTCCTCGAAGAATTTCTTATTATTATGTTTTATACCATTTGTATCGTGATGTCCGGAACCCACTTACCTTCTCTATTAAGAATCGTATGAATACTAAGGAATTCTGGAACAACAACACTGTCTGGCATGGTTTGAGCATGAAGATGCTGAACACTTGTACCATAATCATTTATTCCAACAAATTCGAAGTATACAATAGACTCTCTATATTTTGAAGTAATTTCCGTAATAAGGTTCGGAATATGAAGGGACTCGATACTAGTGATATCCTCGACATAATTCTTGATGTCTTCGGTAATTGAATTAACAACGTTCTTATTATAATTTGCTCTAAGTTTAAGTCTAAACTTTAGAGATATATTTGTTCTATCAAGACAAGTTTGTTCAACTTCATCTGTGACAAATAGCTTAGAAGGTCCATACGTATTAAAGAATTTAAAGTCTATACCGAAAGCATCCTCAAGGATAGTTACAGCATAATCAATATAATTCTTACGACGAACAAGCTCTCTACAGAGCTCGATAGCTTTATCTTCAGTATCGAAATAGTTATATTTAACTACAGGCATACCTTTGATAATAAAATATTCTCCATTTTCATCACTATTGATTACAATAGGAGAATCAATAACCTCAGAATAGTTATAAAAGAAATCTACTCCTTCAGTTACATTATAGGTATTCGCAAGAGTATAATCTCTAATATTAGCGACTTTATCAAATACGTATCCTGTAACAGGAGCTTCTGTTTCAACCCAATCTGTTCCATTATACTGATAATAGGTTTCCCCAATAAGAGCATACTCTCCTTCTACAGGTTTTTCTACCTCTTGAAGTTTTTCCATAGATTCATAACCAGTAATCTTTGGATTCTCGTATTTATATGCATTAAATTCAGGGATTATAGCATCAAGTCCCTGCCAATCAATTGGCATTTCTCCATCGGCTTTATAAAGCATATAGAGAACGCATTTGCAATTTGCGGGCACATAAGATTCATTAGTGGAGAGCTTCATAGTTTGCTTAATCCACTCTGTACCATCATACTTATAATATTCCCCAGCAGCAATTGCATAATCGCCGATAACAGGATCTTGAATAGTTTGGAACTCTTCTACAGTATCATATTCTCCTCTTAAAGGATTAGCCATACCTTTTACAGTAATGCCTTTATCAAACATGCCTTCTGTAATACGAAGTCTTCCGGATGTATCCATATAGTTATCGGTCTTGAATTTGAATTTATATGTGTATACAACGGCAGTAGATTCTGCAACATTTACACATTCTGCTTGAGCCCATGTATAAGGAGTTCCTTCACTGTCGTAGAATACAGCAAACACCTGAAGGGATTTGTCGTTTTCATTTGCATTTGAAATATTCTGCTCCATTTTAATTGTGAAAGAATAATCATTTGATTCTTCCTCATTTGTACCTCTATAGCAATTCATAACAGTAGCTATATATTGATACAATGATTTATCATTGATATGAGAGAACTCAAGGAATTTCTTAGAATCCATAATTGTAAGATTATAGGTTCCATAAGCAGGACTATGATTGATCGTGAAGTTATATGGAGATGTGTAATAGAATAGGAATTTCTTGTAATCGAATCCATCGGCATCTTTAGCATCTTCAGTTTCCTTATACGGATCAAAGTCTGCAGGAATATTGTCTTTGCTTATAAGCATACACGTTCCATCATCAGTTAGCTTAAGAAGCTCGCCTCTCGGAAGAGTATACCTTTTATTACCATTTTCATTAGACACTACAAGATCATTAACGTATGCCTTAACATCAACGGTATTTGTCGGAATTATATTATTATATGCATCTCTTATAAGAATAAACGAATAGTATAATCTTTCAAGCGCATTATCACGCTTCTTATAAAGATAAATCTTAGAATCATCTGTATCAAGAGCATTAAAGAAGTTTTCCAAATCGGTCAAGTTCGTAATAGCTCCTCTAGCAGATGCTTCCCTCGGAATCAGTTGCTGAAGTTCCTCAATTGTCTTTTTATTAGATCCATAAGAAGATTCTCCATCAACAGGTCTGACTTCACAAGCTATATTTGCATAACCATACTTTTCAGATTCGCAAGCAAAACCAGGGTATACTTCGGGTGCATAACTAAAGTTACCTCCTTCGCCCTCAGTCGTCCAAATATTTATCTTTACCTCGCTATTTATTCTAGGTGCATAAGAGGAACGATCAAATTTAATTCTAATCGTTTTAGAGTCTAGATAGCTATAGTAAAAATAAGGGTACTTTTTATTCGAAGAAATTAAGCCTTCATATACAGGAATGAGGTGTGTGACTTTATCACCTTCAGTTACATCTATATTGAATGCTGCAAGTTGTCCTTCAAATTCAAAAGTAAGAGTTTTAGAAGAAATAGAGTTATCACTTAAAATCTTCTTAACGATATTCGTCTTCATAACTTGATGAAGTTTTACAGGCATAAAGATAATACTTTTATTACTTACCATCATCTTTACAGGAGACGAAATACAAGGGTTGGTAATATCAGAGATAGGATTATCATCATCAATAATATACTTTGCAGTATATGTAAAGTCTTCAATAATACCACTATTCTCTAATCTAATTTTTTGGATTTCGATATCATAGTCTACAAAGAATGGATATTTTCCAATATATATAGCAGTGTCTTTATCAAAAGTAAAGCTCCAACCACCATCAGGATTCGTTCCAATTGCATTCTCGATATCTTCTTCAACGAAAGTTAATAGTACTTCCATTGTGGCAGGAACTGCATCAATTCCTGTAATTCCAAGGCCTCTTGCATGAGCAATAACATTCTTTTCGAATTTAGCCTTAGTTGCAATCGACTCATTAGAAAATTCAGAAGCCATAACAATACTATTCTGCATAAGATCAGAAAACATTTGTCCAGCATAACCGAATATTCCAAGCATTAAAGTCTCTTCATTAGCTGTAGGAGTAAAGTTTTTCTTAATTTCATTGACGTAGGAGTTTATACCATAGACGTCAGATGTAAGATTAGTACTTTTATCAATACTTTGTGCCATACGTTATTTCCTCCTTCCATCAATTAACCCATCTGAGGAAATACTCACGACGGCCATTGATAACTTGTGTATGAATATATGGCGTTCTAGGCCACTCTCCATTAATTGCATGAATAGTAGTATCAAACAAAGGAGATTCTTTAGTTCCTTTAAGCGTACCCTTTTTATATGCAAGAGAGAGTTTATTAAATTGACTTAGAATAATAGGATCCATGTCTCTTACAAAATGGCCTTTAAAGCCAACTGTAAGTTTTTGACCAGCTTCACTAATTCTATTCATATCGCTAAAAGCATCTCTAGGAATACTAGTAGGATAACAACCAGTGATTCTAGCAAAGTAAACAATACGATAGCCATCTTCACCAACGACTATCTTATAGATACTAAATTGATCATGCAGAACTCTATTTAGAATATAATTTTTCCATCTATCGGTTTCTGCATTTACAAAATCGATAGCACCATTCCATTTAAGCTTCTCATATTCGTCGTACATTTTGAAAAGCATATAAATATCAAGACGCTTAGTATCTTCAAATTCAAGATTAAAATCAAAGTCCTCATCAGACTTATAAGAAGTACCTCTATAGTTAATCTTGGTTCCCATAACGTTTCCAGCCGATTCAATGTTTTCAGCACTAAGTCCAGGAAGGTCAAGAGTCGAGGTAACGCTATTCGATAATACATTCATAAATGGATAATCTTGTTTATAGGAAGACTGTAGTTGTTCAGCCATATCTCTATAACGATTAATAGCATCTACAAAGAATGCATTATTCGAAAGAACTTTAGTCAAAGGCCAATATGCACTATTAGTAGCATTTTTTATTTGCGTTGTTAATAGGCATAAATCAGGCTTTGTAAAGAATAGATACTCTCTTGTATTTGTAAGAGTATTAAATGGGTCAAGAACACCAAATCTGGAGAATTTGTGTGTCCAATCCATATTATATCTATCGACAATTCCATGAGACAGTATAAGATTACTTATTTGCTGAGTCTCAGCTTTTAAGCGTTTCTTTTCTGCTTTTTGTTTTGCATTTCCACTAAGACTTATATCATCTGGATTGGTAAAAATGCTTAGATTCTCATTATTTTTGAAAGTCTGGGATTTATAAGCCATTGAAATAATCCTCCTTTCAAAGCGTTATATTTCATTAATTTGATGTTGCGAGGTTAAAATAAGGCATAATAATATAATATAAATATGAAATAAAGGGAAAGAATGCCGAGCAACTACGCTTACAAGTTTCTACTCCTCTACTCACTTTATATGAAACAAACCAAATTAAATTCTTTAAGGAGTGAACTTGAATGGGACGAAAAGTAAAAGCAATGCAAGGCGGACTTCTACAGCTAATTCGAAATGAAGAGGAAATGGAGCAGCAGAAGTTATATAATAGAGAAGATACACTTATTACTAGATCGGAGAATTTTGAGCGAGAACAACTAAAATATCGTCTTGATAGAGAACAGGAGTTTGAAAGAGAGATGGTTGGACAAAAAGTTCAAGCTATAAATAATCTAGCCAATAGTATTAGTGGATTATCTCTTGCATTAATGAATGCGGCCCATCCAAACATGCGAATGGTGTCGGAAATTCCGACTACAAACCAATTGATAAGTCCAATTATCTATTTTAATGAGAAACTAAATTAATATGAATCTAATTTGTATTGATAGTTCCTCAGGTGGTTCAATTGCCCTTTATTTTTTATTTTTTAGCCTTGAACATACAATTAAAAATTTATAAGAAGGAGGTCACATCTTCTATGAATAAAGATTGCAAAGCCATTCATGAGACCTTTCTGAAGGACATTATGGATCTTTGGGATGGTTTCAAATCTATGAAAGACGAGATTAAAGATAAGAAGTTTAGCGATAAGTCCAATAGCCCTCTTGGCAAAATGAATTCGACTTCTATAGCTAAGGCTAATTCTAATCTTGTCATGGTATTTCCTGTAATTTGTAGCCGTGGCATTAGCATAGAAACCGCATCCATGATTAGTAAAGCAGTTGAGAAGAACGCCGTATCGATGCTTCAGAGACTATTTGCTGCATGGCAGATTACCGATGCTGAAAATGTGCATGACTATATTGGTCTTTTCCATAAGAATATTTCTTCTAAAGTAGCTTCTTTGGATGATGTTTTTGATGTAGCGACTAGAATTGATGCTAGAAATGAATCGGCACTTAGTGCTGGTCAGATTTATGCATATGAGTCTGCTGTTAAGAATGATCTTAGAAATAATCTTAATTGTTATTTGCCTACATCCGTTAACGAATCTTCTCTTAATGAGTATATCATTTATGAAGATGGAAGTGCAGATAAAGCAAGCGGTAAAGCAAATGTAGATGGAGGAACTGAAGCTGATAAAGTTGGAGGTTCTGAAATCAAGAAAGCTTCTGGACTTGCAGATATTGCTAAGTCTCAGAATGACGTATTCAAGAATCAAGTTCTTGATTCTGATTATAAGAAGGCAAATGAGCTTATGCCCACTAGCCTTGTAGTTAATTTCAAAGCATATAAAGATACCGATGATGAAGGAAATAAACTTTCTGCTCCGATTGTTCATGATTATACAAATGCAATTGTTGGAGTTAAAGCAAAGTTGTACCCTGTCGGTTCTGATGACATTGTAACTCATATTGCTGACAAAGCTCAGTCTAAGAATTGGCTGACTAATTTCTTTAGAGCTACTACTAGAGAAACATCGTTTATGAAAGACTTTGTCCTTGCCATTGATAAAGCTAAAATCGATGCCATGTCTCTTTCTACTCGTAAGAGCACTTCTGATAAGATGTGGAAAGTTCTTGAGCGTCGTGCAACTGTCTCCAGACTTAAGAGAGCTATGAGAGATAATAACAGCTCTGCTGCTATCACTACTCTTGTTGTATCTCAGGAAGAGGTTGAGTATCTTCGTAAGAATAATTTGGCAGATCTTGAGAGAATCAGCACTGTACTTGGTCTCTTTGATTCGCTAAATCTTATGTGCATCTGCATTGTTGATGAATCGCTTGAAGTAGCGAAGTTCATTTACGATGAAGAAGATCCTACTTGGGAGACCATCTCGTTCACTCATCTTGAAAGAGAGTCTTCCGACAATACTTATAAGCGCGTTGTCAATCTTATGACAAAAGTTGCTCGCTAACTGAAAGGAGGATATAGACTATGATTTATTCTTCTAAGAAAAGAGAGCCTGTAACTCCTGTTCAGGAGGCAGCTGCTTTCGAAACTGAAAATCATTTCCATACTGAAGATGAGCCTATGACTCTCGAAAAGTTTTATGGATTTGATCCTGATGCTATTGGCCTTGAAGCTGATAAGGATTATAAGAATTTCTTCAGAGATCCTAAAATCATGGCTACGTTTACTGAGCATTTCGATATCACTGATAGAGAAACCCGTAAACGTTTAATGTCTTTGGATGAAGCTGAGCAGGGAGGCCTTCTTGCTACTCTTACATCTAAACTTTATGACAATATCATTTCTAAGATTGATGATATCGACTATGGCGATATTCCCAATTCTAAGGGTGATATTACTGAGTTGACCAACTATGATAAGCTTGTTGAGTGTACTACTCTTCTTCGTGATATCCTTGTTGAGTTCAAGCAGGATACCAGCCCGATCGACGAGATTTCCATGGCTATTGATAATGTCAGAGGCCGTAAAGATCTCTTCGGAAGAGCTTTTAAATATAACGTAGAAATGCCGATTGTTATGTATAATAACATTGTGCTGACTATTATCAGCTCGGTTTCCTACATGATTGCTACTTGTATCGAGTTTATGAAGACTCCTAATAGAGATTCTTTCCAAATTACTCTCGACAAGGTTGCATTCACCAAAACAAAGAATAATATGCTCTATTCTAACCTTAAGAAATTCAATAAGATTTGTAAATCTGGAGAATTTGATAAGGCAATGGAGCATGTTATTCAGCACAGAGTTGACAAGATGGCAGAATCCGCTGGGCTTGTTTTCGGTCTTGGTGCCGTTTCCATTGTTGCAGCCGGAGGTATCTTCTTGCTTATTATGAAGTGCATTATTCCTCTTTTAAGAGAAATGGTATTCTTCTTCTATTATACTAGAATGAGGGTTTCCGATTTCTTCGATATACAGGCTGACCTTCTCCAGATGAATGCTCATAACGTGGAGAGCAATGAAGCCAAGAGTGAAGATGAAAAGGAGCGTATCGTTTCTAAGCAGCTTAAGATTGCTGAACTCTTTAGAAAGATTGCAAATAAGATTTCCTTCACTGGACGTAAAGCTGAAGTTGAAAGCACTAAAGCCATTACAGCTGAATCTAGAAAGATGAAGCTTGGAGATGATGGCATCGAGATGCCTAATACCGGCTCTGCGTTGTTCTAATAAGGTTTGCTTTAAGAAGTTAAATGCAAACATTATAATAAAATCTCAATAAACAAAACAAAAGTTTATAGGTTAAATCTAAAAGGAGGATTTTACTCATGTCTATTTATTCTAACAATAGAACTGGTGTAGCTACCACTGCAACTCTTGTTGCAAATGAGAGCTACAAATCCAATGATATTGGACGTATTCTCTATGAGTCTGCTGTGAATGATATGGCATTTTTCGAGGCTGTAATTGCATCGGATTTCAATGAGATTAAGGGCCTTCGTGAAGGTACTCTTCTCGAGGCTGAAGTAGCTGCTCTCAATGAAGCTTCCGCTAAGGAGTTCTTCAAGGGAATGGCTGAAAGAGTTAAGAAGTTCTGGGCTAAGATTAAGGGCGCTATCAAGGCAGCTGTCAATAAGCTTGCTGCATACGTTCTTAAGGATGGTAAGGCTTTTGTAGCTGAGTTTGAGGCTGCTGAGAAGAAGTACGGTAAGTTTGCTGGAAAGATCGAAGGCGTTAAGCTCTACAATGGCGGTATCACTATTCCGACTTACGATACTATCGATGGCACCATTAAGGCATTTAAGGGTGAAGAGGGTACTGAGAAGGCTTATGTTCTTGGCGCTGCTCTTGGTGAGTGCCTTGGTGAGAAGGGCGATCTCACTCCTGCTGACTTCAAGAAGAAGGCAGTTGAGAAGTGCATGGTTCCCACTGACGTTACTGCTGCACAGATCGATGATCTTAAGAAGCGTATTTCTAGCGCTCCTGACACGATCAAGGGTCTTAAGGAGAACGAAAAGTATATTGACAAGTGCATGGGCGCTCTTGAGGCTGGTCTTAAGGCTGAGGAGAAGAATGCATTTGATAAGGAGAACGGTGATAAGTCCGCTCTCGCAAGCACCATTAAGCGTATCAGCATGCTCGTAAGTGTTTATGAGACTGTTGTTGCTACGTCTACTGCTGCCGTTATCGGTTGCACCAAGGCTACTGTTGCTCAGTCCAGAAAGGCTCTTTCTCAGGCTATGTCTGAGATGAAGAAGGAGTCTGCTGAGGCTAAGCATGAGGCTGCTGCTGTTGCTGAGGATGAGGTTGAGGTTGCTCTTGACGATGCTTCTGAGGTTGAGGTTGATATCGATACCCAGGATGCTATCGATCAGGCTGTCGAGGCTGTTGAGTCCGAAGAAGCTGCTGCTAACGCTTAAGGAAGGAGGAAAATTATAATGATTTATACTTCTAGATATATTAAGACCGAGTCTGCTATTGAGGATGCAATTCAGACTCCCGATGAAGTTGGCGTAGATCTCGACCAGGTCGAGAAGGATATTGCCGGCGATGAAGGTATCGAGGCACATGCTGACGAGGTTGAGGCTGCTGAGGAGGGCACCGTTGGTGATCCTATCGAGGAGGCATTCAACATCATGTTTGAGAGCGAGTATAACTTCAACTCTATTATGAGTGCTATTGGAGTTGCTGAGCTCAGAGAAGCTGCTATGGGTCGTGAGCTCGTTATGGAGGCTGCTGACGTTAAGGGCTTCTTCCAGAAGGTCAAGGATATGCTTGCGAAGATGTTCGCATCTATCACTAAGGCAGTTAAGACTGTTCTTTCCAAGATGGATGTTCAGGCTAAGCTTGACAAGAAGTTTGTTACCAAGCACGAGAAGGAAATCCTTAAGGGTGCTGAGGGTGCTTGGGAAGCTAAGGGTTATGTTTATGGCGAAGACCTTAAGAAGTTTGGCCATCTTCAGAACTCTGATGCACTTCACAGTGCAAAGAAGTATACCGATGCTGTAGAGAAGGCTATTGCTGCTGCAGCTAAGGGTGCTACTCTTGAGGAAGCTCGTGCAGATGTCCTCAAGGTTACTGGTAATGGTGAGGATATGCGTGGTCATATCATTAAGACCGTTGCTGGTGTTGATGCTGGAAGCATCGAAGATATGACCACTGAGCTTGTTAAGAAGATCCGTGGTGAGAAGGTTGATCTTAAGGGTAAGGTTAAGGCTAGCGATGTTATCGATATTCTTAAGAACGATAGAGAGACTGCTACCATTCGTGCAACCTACAATGAGATCAAGAAGAGCTACAAGGAGAGCCTTGCTATCATTACTAAGTGGGAAAAGGAAGGCCATGAAAAGTCCTATGCTGGTATTGTTGCCGGTGTTTGCATTCCTGGTATCTCTGCAGTTAAGTTCGAGAAGAATGCACTCCATGCTACCTATGCTGTATACATGAAGATGGCTCGTGCTAAGAGAGCTCAGGCTCGTGCACTTGCTCACAAGTTCTACAGCCAGGCTGGTAAGGATGATAAGGCTGCAAAGAAGGCTGAGAAGGGCGCTAAGAACGAGTCCGCTACTATCTTCGGTGGCATTACCATTCTCTAATATAATTCTAGCTTAAACTAGATTAAAATAAAGGCACCGTAGGAGAAATCCTACGGTGCTCTTCTTTATTAGCCGAACTTATAAATAAACGAATTAAAAGTGAGGTATACAGCTATGTTTAATTCAATATTCCTAAGCTCAATGCCCAAAGATAAGGCATTGACTGAAAATGTATTAAAGAAAGATCCTGTATCGACATATATGGAAGCAATTTTTGAGCATAACTTTGAAATGCAAACTATTGATGTCGATGAAAAAATTAATTATTATAGATCTCTTAAAGAACAGGCTTTAAATGAATCTACATCTCTTGTAGTTCATGAAGGCATTATTTCTGGGGTTAGAGATTTTATTGCTAAAGCTATTCAGGCTATTATTGATTTTATTAAGAAAATAGTAGGCTTGTTTAGAGGAGCCCATGATAAAAATGCCCGTAGAAATTACGAGGCTAATAAGAGTGCTATTAGACGTGGTAATGCTATCTATAGCGATAAGAAGTACAATTTTATTTTCTATCATATTCCATGTAAAATTGATGATTCGTCTATAAGAGCTGCATCTCAAAATATTACAATGCAGATTGATAATATTTGTAACGGCAGTTCTGTTGATGCAGATAATTCTCTTGTTGAAACTGCATATATCGCTATGGTTAGGCTTATCTCCAAAAATAGAAGTCGTAATACCTATAATGAAACAGTTATTAACCATGAAATGTTTAAAGCATTTATTACTGCCGATATGATTTGGGCTGAAAAGAAAGAGGCAACTGTAAAGGAATTCGCAGATCATTATTTCGATATTTCTAAAACTCCTCTTACAGAGCAGGATACAGCTAAATGCCTTGATGCTATTACCAAAGAACTTGAACGCTGCCGTAATAGAGTAAAGAATGCAGATAACATCGGGGCTGATCAGAGGGAAAATGCTCAAAAGCTTGTAGCTATGCTTGATAGTCTTGTTAAGTCCTGGACTTGGTATTGCAATGAGATTGTTAAGAAGACGAATATGTTCATTAGCTATGCTAATAAAGCTGCTAATAAATTTACTCGCAATGTGAAAGAGTCAGCTTCTATTCATGGTGAAACATTTGATGGCGATACCCTATTCACAAATGATGATATCAACGATTTTAATCCTACTGAATGGATGGATCTTGAGCTTACAGCTGAATGTTATGCTGCAGCATCTGAAATGCTTGAATTTAGAAGAAATGTTGCTTGCCTTGAAGCTTCGATTATGGCTGAAAATTCTGCAGATACCTGGAGAAAACTTATTGCTATGCGTGAAGAAGCTGAAGAGAAGGCTGGAAACAAGATTCAGAATATTCTTGCTACTATTAAGAGAATTATTAATGAGTTTATTAATAAGCTAATAGGCGGTAATAAACTTCATCTTAAGTATCTTAATGATAATAAAGAAACAATTGCTAAGCCTTTCAATTTCACATCAAATCTTATTGCAAGTGGAGATGTATTTAATGGAGCTCAGAGAGTTCAGACCAAATCTAATTTCTCATTTGATTATAATCGTATGAAGGAATGCGATAGTGACAGAGCTGTCTTTGAAAAGTTTATGCTTAGTAGCATGAATAGCGGTCTTAGGCAGGGATTGAAATGGGATGATGAGATTAGTATTTCGGAGTATTGTAAAGGATACTTTGGTGGTAAAATGCCTAAAGATAAATATCCTGAAATCACCATTCCTGCAGATAAAGTTAATGGATCTAAAGATGAAATGATTAGATTTATTAATAATGCTAAAGCAATTCAGGCAACTGTTAAAGCAGAACTTTCAAAGTTAGAAGCAGATGCTAGACAGGCACTTGGTTCTACAATGGGTCAGGCTGCTGCTAGTGCACAGGCCGATAACACTGATGCTAAACAGGAGTCTATGTACTACTCCTATCTGTATGATAGATGGTTTACAGAGGCCGAATTTGAAGGTGGATCTGAAGAGAAAAATAATGAAGGAAACGCTGGAGCTGCTACTGGAAATGCTGAGTCCAAGGATAACGGTGAAAAAGATAAAGCCGCTGCATTTAAGAATTATATGAATGCATGTAAAGCTATTATGCTTGCAAAGGCCACGGCTACTGAATTCATTACTAATGAATTTATGTGGATTATTAAACAGCATGTTTCTAAGAATGGACCTAAGAAAAAAGCAACTGCTGATGGTAAAGGAAATGCTGAACCTGCAGCAGAAGAAAATAAATAATGTCCTCCAAAGCAAAAGACGAGTACAGATTTCTCTGTACTCGTCTATTTTTTTTTAGTATGGAGCTTTATCGAATAAGAGCATTACGTTAGCTATAAATTCTTCATCTTGCCTAATATATAACTCTCTTTTTCTAGCAAGTAAATACCTTCCATTATATATATCATTATTGCGAACTTCTTTTGCATTAATGATATACTCTTTATTCAGTGTTAATACCGATGCATCAATATCTGCTTTCTGTACCATTATCTGAATAGCTGAAGAATTAATAGAAGAAACTGTATTATCAAGTATTCCTTCATTATCATTCATAATTCTAATAAATCTATTTTTTGCATTAACATTAGAATCTTCGCTAGTTCGAATAGATTTATTAAAAGACTGCCCAGATGCATTGACGGCGGTCACTTTAGAATATATCTTTTCTGAAAAATGATTATCTGAGATTTCACAGTCTTCCTCATCATCGATCTCTATTTGATACATAGTGCGAGCTTCATTCATTGTCATACCTTGCTGCTTGGACTCAGTATTGTATGTCTGTCTTAGATTGATCATAACGGTATTAATCTCCTCACCTTTCTTGGTTATGCCCTTGCCAGATGAAGAGATTAAATAAGCACAATCAAAATCTATAAAAAATCTATATGGAGTATCATAGAAAGTTGCCAAATTATTAATATATTCAATAGATTTAGCAACACTATTCATAGGCGGTAAGAATTGATTTACAAAATTTATATTCTTTCTAGGCGGCTCAAGTACAACAGGAATATGCCCTGTAATATAATACATGAGAGAGCTTAGATTGCCATTAATAACTCCATTAAGATGCTTTTTATTTTTGTTTACGCAATCAAGACTAAGTAGACCAATGGTAACAGTTCTATTGACATCTTCTTCTGCACTATATTCTTTTCCTCCATCATTTATATTGATGAAGTAGATAAATTTATCGGAAATATAGTTTGTATATAAATTTGGCATATCAGAGCTAACATTTGCCCTTTTAAGTTCAAAAATAATAGTACCACTATCTTGATTTCTATCCATTCGTTCAGCCAACTGATCTTCTAAAACTGCCGTTAAGAATATCATAGGCATATTCATTTCTTTATAATTATAGTCTATAGCAATAGAGCGTATTCTGTTATTTTCAATATTGAATACTTCTCCATCGTGTATAAATCTCATAGATACGGTATATCTAAATACTGATGTATTTTGTGAATATGTTTCTTTTACAGTATTAGCCATATATCATCACCTCCAAAAAAAAATAAAAGGTAGTACTAAACTTGTACTACCTTTATGTTCAGGCTGCTCTCTTTTACACTCTGTTAAGGTCTAACGGATACTCTTGGAAATATCTATTATTAATATATCGAACTTCATCAGGATTATAAAGATTTATAAGTCCTGCTGTCATATCCATAGATGCAATAGAATTTTCAAATAGCATAGTTTGATAATTTAAATCAATAGCTGCAAATCTATTTGTGACTTCAGCTCCAGTTATACCTTTTATATTTTCTAGTAAACAGAATGGATTAGGCTCCATGAAAAAGATTGCATTGGCATTATAGCCATTTGAAAATATATTAGAAGCAACAGCATTCTCTAAAAGTTTGATAGCATTGTTTGCATTCTTTAAAGCATTCATACTACGATCTCGAACTCCAGATACAGCTTGAAATATACTAAACATACGAAAGTCTAGAATAGTTTCAATTTGCTTCTTTACCCCAAGCTCTCCATATCTATATGCATTATACAATGTGCTTTTTGTTGCAACCCAAGATACGTCTTCTTGCATTCTCTTTTTAGGTCTATACAAAAAGGTTCTTGGTTTAAATGCTACTAGCTGGTATGCTAGATCATCTTTGCTATAGATGAGATTTGGAGATTTGTCTTCTTTATTTTTATTAATGATAGAAGATACAATTACCGAAAATTCATTTTCTTTATCAATGACATAAAAAATATCATATAAATATGGAGTAAGAACTTTTATCATGTTTAGATTATCATCAATGAGATTACTGAGCATGATATTAGAATTTTCCATAAAAATATTCTTCTCATTGTATCTATAATAATTCACGAAAGCCTCTTTTGGTCTAGCTCCCCCATATACTATATAGACTTTGCTAGTAGTTTTATGGCGAGTTTCAAAATAAGCTCTTAGATGAATGGCAAGGTTGATCAAGGAGGATGCTATAACGCATGAGTCCTTGACAGAGATGTTTGAGCCTTGCCTATAGAGGCTTCTCAGGATAGAATAAGCATCTATAAAAATATTTATATCTCTTACATCAGTAGCTCCATATAATGCAAACTTAGTCATTTCATACATCCTATCATATTTGATAAAAGATCCATACAAAAGGTCTGCAATATTTGGGTTGTACGCCTGAAAATTATCCTGCATTATCTCATCCTCCTCTCTCGGGTTTATATATACTCAAGGAGAAGTATATCAAATAATGCTCTTAGGATCATAGAAACTTTGATCAAGAGAATCGATGCTTGCCGATGCAATTGAATCAAGATCTACTCCAGACTCCTCAATAATCTCTTTAACAGCAGGGAAGAAATCTTCTCTATCTTTAAGGCCATTGAGGGTTTTTCTTGTGTCGCCATAACCATTTGTCAGAAGTGCCTCAATAAGATTATCGGGCCCTTCTTCAGTCATGAATGCTACACCCTTTCCTGCGATTTCTTCTCCCTCACTATTCGTATACCATTTACGAATATCGAGTTTAAAAGGTCCGCTAGGAGACCATCTTAGTTTTCTCAAAGCCAAGAAACTATTCCCAGGGATCTCATCAAATACAACATTGAGAGATGGATCAATTTCTAGCTGAAATTCTTTCTTTCCACCAAATGCCATTTTATTTATCCTCCTAATGATTAAAAAAGAAAGGCATGAAGAATAAACTTCATGCCTTTCCTATTATACTCAGAGACTAACCGTTTCAGATTAGCGAGTATAACGATGGAACTGAGGAGCAGATGCCGCATAGATTCCGAGACTTCTCTGAATCTCACGAACAACACCAGTGTCAAGCTGGCAAACCTGCATGATGAACTCATTGCTCTTACCGGGAATCATGGTAGAGGGAGTTGCTACGTACTCGAAGCGACCATCATCAGTCTTGTCACCATAGATCTCGGTGATAAGCTTGTTAAGGTCAAGACCGGATACGCATACAACAACTTCTTCCTTGCCATATGCAGACATAGGGGTGCTGATCTCCTGGATGTGCTCATTCCAACGAGTACGATCGCCAGAACGCATGAACACTTCGAGAGCTTCCTTGGTGTCCTTGGTAACAACGAATGCATGGCCAATGCCTGCACCAGCTACCTTGTTATAACGCTCAGCAAGGCTGGGCTTGGAATCTTCCTTCTTCTCTGCGGCCTTCTTCTCATCATAGCCGTAGGGACGGAGGTTCTTGATTTCACCCTTGGACTCATCGCCCTGATCCTTGAAGTAAAGATCGACGTAGAGAGTTCCGATGGGCATAGATGCGGCTACAGTGGGAAGCGCAGATCCGTCATTGATACGGATGTTGCAACCATAGTAGTCATGGAATACGGGAGCGAAGAGCTCAGAAATAACCTTTGCCATATCGATAGTCGAAATGATATTGGTCTTCATGTCGCCCTTAAACTCGGGATGGTCCGAAACAGTGATTCTGCACTTTTCGGTCTTTGCGGTTTCGGTTTTCACGATTTTGCTGTCTGTCATGATACTTTCTCCTTGTAAAATAGTTTTTTTTGATTTTAATTCAGTGTTATGGATATTGTAAACTTCTATCCCTTCCACGTCATCACTATAATATTATATGTCTATTATTAAGTTTAATTCTTTAATAATTAAACGTAAATAATTAGATTTCACTCATAGATCTGGGAAGGTACTTTCCGTCTGCAGCATCATAACCACAAATATAAACTTTATTGAAATTATCCTGAGCAGAAGAAATAAGCAAATATTTTCTATTGATCTTGCTTAAATCAATTTCTCTAGAATATTCTACAATATAAGTTTCCATAATATTAACTTTGAGTTCGTTCTCTAAGAAAAGAATATTCTCCATACTGAGACATTCATCCTCAGCATTTACAGAAAACGGTACTTCGGTAATGTCGAAACACTTTCTAAAGTCATACATAAAGTTATTTGTTATAAGAAGCTCTTTAAGACTAGAGCATATACCACAAACTTCTTTATCTTTAAATTGACCCACGAGAGCAGACGACATTTCTTTAATTGAGTTATCATACTTGACATTGCTAAACAAAGAAAGAATATCTTCGAGCGTATCGTCAAGATATACTGCAATAGGTTGTGCAGATTTCAGAGCTGTGCATGTAAGCACAAGCTGAAAATCAAGATTAGCAGGACAAGTGTCCTGATTAACCGATACTCCAACATGAATAATCTTGTCAGGATTATTATTTGTAATATTTGTAAAGAAATCATAGATTCCCTGTCTACATACTGCAAAAGGTAGATCAGGTCTCTTAGGTTCTTTCTTAAAACTCTTGAGCGCTACAATTGTATCAGATACTTCGCTATTCTTAACAATTGATAGCATAAAGAGTCCATCCGGTTTAAGCATATGATAATTGGATGTAAGGTATTCAGAAGACATAGATTTATTTGTACCATCAGCCTGTTTATACTTAACCCTGTCCTTTTTATCAATATTTACTACACGGATTATCTCAAGTTCTTGATTATCATTAAACTTGAAGAATTTGCTACCCGTATAAATTGTAGGTTTCTTTTCATCCATATTAAATATCCTCCTTAGGCTTATAAAATCTACTTGCTGTAGCTTCTTCCTGTTTATAATATCTGCCTCTATAAAGTTTTCCTACCTTGCCACAAGGCTTAAAATAACAAACCTGAGCAATATCAGTATTTGCATATATACGAATAGGCTCTACAACAGTAATCTCAAGCGTCCATGTGCCATCAAATCCAATATCTCCAAATCCTGCACAAACATGAACAGAGATACCAAGACGGCCACCAGATGAACGGCCATTAATCATAGGAATAAATTTATCACTCCAAGTTCTTTCAACTGTACGCCCAATATAAAGAACTCCAGGCTGAAGAACAAGACCTTCTTCAGGAATTGTCAATTCAATAGTCTTATTCTCTTTCATCATATCAAGAGGAGCAAGAAAATCTTTCTTAACAAAGTTATTCTGAATATAATCACGAAGCGAAGAAATATAGTATTCAAGTCTTTTTGTAATATCAGAAATCGATCCGATAAACTCATTTCTAAGCTTAGTATCAGCTTGCTTTCTAGCAATATCCGTAGAAATGATCTTTTTATCTATAGTATCGAATGCTTTATCAATCTGCTCAAATTCATTTTCAATATGAGCTGTAATATCATTAATATTTCCGCTGAAAGAATCTTCTAGCAAATCGATCTTATTAAGAACATCATCAATTCTATTTGTGACTGCATAAGCAACAGGTTCTACTAGATTCATAATTCCATTTTCTTTGGCATAAATATTGCCTTTAGAATCTTCATATAGTTGTTTATCATTAACAAATTCATATGCTGTCTTAGCATTTTCAGAATTATTAATTCCATCTGCTTCTGTATTTTCATGGAAAAAGCTTAATTGCTCGTTTTCTATTTCCGAAGATTGAGTTTCTTTCTTTTGGCAACTCGTTTTAAGAAGAATTGTATCGAACTTTCTAAACATTTCAGCTTTAGATTTGTTCTTAATGCTCTTCATAATTCTATTAGACTTATTCTCAATACCACTAGCATCAATAGAATTAAATGAATTTCTTGATTCAATAGCTGTAATTCTAGAATCTAGAATTGAAAGAATAGATTCAAGATCTCTAATAAAATTAGGATCTTGGAATTCTGCATCAGGTTTTAGGATGTCTGACCTATCAGAATCTCTTGCATATATAAGTAGCTGGGGGTGTAGCTTAAGATTATAGCTATTTGGGTTCAAAGCCACAGGATCATAGGGAGTTATTCCTATATGACCTTTTTTTATTTGCTTTTCAATTTCGGCACCTGTTAGCATGCCACCATTTCTAAAACACATATTTATCTCCTCCAAATATGTAAATTTTGATTATTACTAAGTTTAGGCTCTATTATTTTATAAAAGAAAATGGGATATCTATTTCTAGATATCCCATTAATTATTTAGAAGGATTTAATCAATTTCTTAATTAATCCTACCATTGTAGTCATTGTTGTAGCATTAACTTTAATTGTAGCAGAACTAAAAGGACTTGCTTCATAATATTCTGTAAAATTAAAATCATTTTCCACTTTCATGACTTCAGATAAATAGTATTTAAAATCATTTAAAATCTTGGCTCTTGCTTTATGAGCAGAAGAAGATTCTATTGCAAATGAAGGAAGTTTTTGGAACTTTTCAGAATGAAGCTTTTCTTCAATAAGACAAGACATCATCCATAATTTAGATAGCTCATATTTAATTCCTTCATAATTCTTAGCTTGATGATATTGTTTTAGAAGCTTGTGAGATTTTGCATATTCAGCTTCAAAATCAATCTTCTTGATATTCTTAATCAAAAGATTTCCTTCTTTATCAAACTGAATTGGAAATTCTTTGGCTTCTCCAAAAGGCCTAATATCAATAGCATCGAATAATACATTTTCTAGAATACGTCTAATAACAGGATTAGAAACAATATCAATATCCTTTTGCATTTCATATAAAGCTGAGAGATTATTGATATTATTTATAATAGCTGTAGCGTATCCCGTTTCATTCTTAATATAAAATAGCTCTTGTTCTTTAAGAGGAGTAGCTCTTTTCGAAAGAGCATTAATAAGATTCTTCATCTTTCCAACTTCATATTTTGAAGCAAGCCCAGAATAGACAGAGTAAATTCTTTGTTCAGCACTAAGAGCTTTATTCATATCTGAAGGAGATACCTTAGAAGGATCCTTTCCGGTAATATTAATGTCTGCAGCTTGTAGGCATCTACTTACAAATTGAGAACAGATTAGACTCCATTCCTTGTTATAAGGAATATTGAATAAGTAAGTAAATAGGTTGATATATGAATAGCTGGTCTTTTCAGCATTATCGACAAATTTTTGAATAAATCCTTCGATATTAGCATATGCTTCTGGGCCAACAAAGAATGTATAAACGCCAATTCTACCACCTATCGGCAAATCATCAATATCTTCTTTTCTAAACCCTTGTCTTTCGTTAGTACCTTTCTTAGCAATTCCAAATGAATACATATTGTGTAACGAAGGATCAAGCGATATAGCAATATGAGAATAAATATCATGCGTAATAGTTTTGATAGCGTTAGAAAAGTAAGACTTTCCTTCTATCATGACTACATATACAGGTTTAAGATTCTTTCCACCTTCAACTACTGCTTCAGTAAGGATTTCCTTGGCCTCACAATTTTCATAAAATTCTCCAAGGTTAATTACTTTAGCTCTAGGCTTAAAGTTTGGATTAAGACGCTGCGAAGTAATTTCTCTAGCAATCATTCTATTCCTGTCATTGAATTCTACCTCAGGATTCCATCCTAGTTCAATAATAGACTGTTTTCTAGCATTTATCTGTGCTTCTGTAGCCGTCTCTTTCATCAAACTCAATTCATGCATTAACTGTCTAACTTTATTTATCCAGTCAGATGCATAATTAGAAAATTCTGTATAGTATCCTTTTCCTAAATGGTAATAACTATTAAACCATTCCTTTACAGTAATATCGGGAGTTAGTTCAGCATTATCGGCAATAACTCCATAGAAATTTTCTTCTGGATTGCTAGCATAAACGCCTTTATCAATCATATCGTCTGGACTAAGGAAAGGAAGTTCTCCACAATCAATACCATAATTAACTGCAGGCAAGGATCCAATATCCATTCCATCAATTACATCAGATATAATTCTATTAGTTAAGAGCTCTTCATAGATACTCTTTCTAGGAATAACTGCTTCTATAAGAGATTTTGCGGCCATATTTACAGATTCATTTTCAAGTATAGATTTGAGGTAGTTTTTCGTATCAGTACTTGTACCAGATTCTATCATATAGCCATATTTATCTGTATCATTATCAGAAAGGTCGTCTCTTAAGAATTCTCTCTTTAAATATTCATAATGGCGAAGATTCGTTACTCCAAACAGCTCTTCACTCATCCAGTCAGATTCTCTACGATGCTTCTTAATCATCATATTAAATGCATCCCACAAAGCTTCAAGCTCTTCAATAGTTCTTGTGGGTACAATAATAGTTCTATTGGATTCTTCAGCCCATTCTTTTGCTTTTTCTACATCTTCTGTAGAATATTCTATACTATCCAAAGGATAATAAGAATTACTATAGTCAATATACGACTCTGTAACTGGAGAAGAAGGATCTTGAATGGTTCCATTATCTTCAATGAAATCATCTAATTCAAAACTATCTCCTCCAGCTAAAGCAACTGCTCTCATTTCTTCATAGAGAGTTTGATTGGTACAACCAAATATCTCGAGGCACTTCCAGTCAGATTCTCTACGCAATTTTTTATGCATTTGGTTAAATCTATTCCACTGCTCCTCCAAATCTTGAAGGTCTGTAGTAGGAATCATTATAACTCTATTTGCTTCACGAGACCATATAATAGCCTCTTCAATTTTAGCCGAATCATCAATAATTTCCGGCTTCTTTTCTTTACTCAGATATTTTTCAATTCTGAGATCATCTTCCAAAATATCAAATGGCATCACTACTAACCTCCTTCTTTGAATTATTGGAATAGATATTGTTCATGATGTCTATAATGCCAGAAGCTTCAAGACTTTCGAGATCAGAAAAATACTCGCTAGCCATATAGAAGTCTCCATTAGTAATAGCATAGTATCCTTTTTCAGAATGACAGATAATTACATGCTCGCCGTCAGTACGAATTATATTCTTATCAAAATCCTTATCAAGCATATTTACCATAGCATTTTCAATAAGTTTACATTTCAGTTTCTGCTCTTCAGCGTCATAATACCTAAAACATTCTGTGCAAAGGATCTGATTGTTATCGATAATTTTTGAGCCTGTTAAGACTCCAATAATATCTTTAACCGTTTTAGGCGGATTAGATATTAAATCATGAATCTCTCTAATCTTATACTCTACATCAGCAGCTTCATAAACAAGAAGAGGTCCAAGCTCATATTTTGTGCGAAATGCATCTTCAACAAGAGGAAGCATTCCCTCGTCATCATCAATGATATATTTATCAAGCTCGCTATCTGTATATGCAAATCCCGAAAATACTCCATTCATTCCATAAGGAACCACATAAGCAACAGGAGGTCTATGCGGAGGCAATCCTCCAACCTCTTCATTTATATGAATCTTCATATTGGGATTGTCTGAAGTTATAGCTTCGTTTTTAATATCTGCTAAAATATCAAGGAGCTGGGCAAAATTATTATCAGTAAGTCTGACATAATTGAAAGTCCCTAGCTTTGTTATCATGACTTCTTTAGCAGCTTGCTTGCTTCTATAAACAGGCATACTTCTAGTATTAGGATTTGAGCCGCCGTCTTTAACTTCTATAAGAAGATTTGCTGGTATATAGTAGATATCAGTAATCCACTTATGAATTTGGCCCTCAAATTCATATTCTAATACTGGTCCAGGTGCTTGAATGTCTTTAGAAGGAATATTAAGGACCTTATCCATAAATTCAAGAGCATTCTTTTCGTATAATCCTGTATACGTCATCTTAGCTCCATCAGTAAATGTATAAGTTCCGGAAATACGTCTGCCAGCAAGCATTTTTTCTTGCTGTTCAGGCTCATTTAAAAGAGTAGGTTTGTTATAAACCCTAAGATGTCTTTCAAGAGCTATTTCTCTAACTCTTGCCTTACATTTAGGATTATCACAAAGATTTCTATATCTATTGATTTTATCATTCCACTCATATACAGGCTCTTTGCAAATCATACATAATCCATAATTTTTACCATTTATAGAATCGTATACCGCTCTAGCTGCCGTATAATTATCGGGAATGAGATCATCATGCAGCTTATCTACATGCTCTACAAGTTCACCCCTAGTAGCTTTAAAGTTACAGTATGGACACTTGTATTTTCTTGAGGTTTTATAGTTTGGTTTACTCATATCTCAAACCTCCTATTATTTTAATTATTATCAGTATGTTGAGGGTGCCAAAAAGAAAAAAGAAGAGACAGTTATACCGTCTCTTCCTTGACAAATGAGATATAAAAGCGGAGATATATCGAAAAAGGAGGTCTACATGAACAAAAATGAGCAGGAAAATGTCACATATCCAAACACAACGAAAGGAAAAACAAAACTTTGCAAGCAAAACGTAAAAACTCGATTATCTCTCTTTTATTTATATGTTATAATCATTCTTTTACGTGTGTATTTTTTAACAACTACAACACAATATTAAAAATTTACCAAAAATTTAGGTGGTGAATATATGGCAATTCAAGAATTTTTATTTTCAATTGATGACTTTCAAAATCCTAAGATTGTTGAAGGTCCTGAAGCTGTAGCCACTCTTCTTGTAAGATTGCTACTTCTTGAACCTGGAACTATTCAATCTCACCCCGATGCTGGAGTTGGACTTATGTCTAGATATAGATATAGTCAGGAAGGCATTGCGGAAGAACTCAAATCTGATTTTAAAAATCAGATCGAAACCTATTTACCTCAATTTTCTCAAACGCAGATTACTGTAACAGAACGAGATAAACAGTTGCAGATTACTGCAGAAATTGATGGAAATCTTTATGGTATCAATTATGATTCAGATACAAACGAAATCAAAACAAATTATGCAAGTTTGAATGATCTTTAAGGAGGAAATTAATCATGTCTGAGAACAAGAATGTTTCGCTGGGTGATATGATGGACAGAGCTCCTCGTACATCCACTATTGATCTCACTGTTAAACCTACGAAGCCTGCAGAAAGTGCAATTCCTACTCCTGTATCTCTTGATAATATGGAGAGAGTTGATGTGGCTTCTATTCTCCCTAAGAAGGAGGAAGTATCCGATGCTGGAGATGAGCTCTTTGCAGAGCTTGATGCAGCTGTCGATAAGGAATGCCAGAGTATTACTGAGCGCATGGAAGCAATCAGAGAAGCTCAGGCAGATGAAATTGATCGTAGAGATGAAGAAGCTTATCTAGCCGATGTAGATAGCAGCGATAAGACCAGTACTACTTCTACCTCTACAAATGATGATGAGGATTTTGGTCTTTATGATGATAAAGATGTTGAAATCCCTGCAGTTAAGACTTCTGTAACTAGAGCTGCTATTAGAGTTCCTCAGAAGGAGGAATCTACTACAACTGCTACTGAAGAATCTGCTACTGTAGTTGCAAATACTGCAGATGATGAAAAGGCAGAAATCGAATCTGAAAGAGCATCTATTCTGGCGAATACTAAGGATTTTGATCTCTTTGGTGATGATGATGAAGATGATGCTGATTCTACTATCGATGACGGTTCTAATGAGAGAAGAATCGAAGAGCTTAAGGCTGAAGTAAAGGAGAAGATTCAGCCTATTAAGAAGGCTTATGACCTTTCCAAGTTCTCTATTTCTAAGAAAGCTGTAAGTATTTCTAAGGTTATGAAGATGGCTACTCAGGGTAATGTAAATGTAGCTGACTGGGTTCTGTATGGAGCTAAGCGTCCTTTCTCTGCTACCGCTTTGTCCGGACCTGAGATTCTTAAGCTTAACCCTGATAATACAAATCGTAATAGACTTAATACTTTCCGCGATATGTATCGTGTTATTTATGATCATATTCTTGATGCAAATAAGCCTGACTTCGAAGTTTGGCTCAAGCAGACAAGATTTATTGACATGACTCATATTTATTTCGGTCTTTATAAGGCAACCTTTGGTGGCTCTAATTTCGTAAACTACAGCTGCCCCAATTGTGGTAAGATCTTCCTTAGAGACGTAAGTTTTGAGGATATGATCGTATACGCCGATGATAAGGTTAAGAAGGAAGTTCAGGATATGCTGAAGATGGATACTACTTCTGCTAGCAATGATAGTTATGAAGTTGACCTTGTTCAGGTATCTAATGATTATGTATTTGCACTTCGTACTCCTTCTATCTGGAATGTTATTATCGAGACCGCAAGCCTCAATGACCAGTTCCTTGAGAAGCATCAGGATCTCATCGATGTTGTGGCATTTATCGATACCATTTACGTTATTGATGAGGCTAATGAGACCCTTATTCCTATTGATACTAAGCCGGATCCGAATGACCAGGCTAAGACTTCCGCTCGTCGTGTGAAGGCTTTCTATGATGTCATTCGCACCCTTAGCTCCGAGGACTTCTATCTCCTCAGAAGCAAGATTAATGGCTATGATAATGACAGTAGTGCCATTTCTTATCGTATTCCCGCTACTACTTGCCCCGAGTGTGCAACTGCTATTCCCGAGAATACTGAAATGACGCCTGACGGCATGCTTTTTACACGGCATCAGTTGGCAGCTATCGGCAGTATGTAGAATACGTCGAGACGATTGCCACCTATTTAAAAGGTCGTGTAAGCGTCTTAGATTTAATGGAACGCCCGTTCCGAGAGCTGCATGAACTCTATAAAATTGTCCTTGAAAGAGCTGAGGCACAAGCTAAGGCTGAGGAGGAAAGAAAGAAACAAGAAGAAGAGGAACGTAAAGCTGAAGAACGGGCTAACCGTGGAGGAAAGCCGTATATTCCAACTAGGCCGTATAATCCATCTGATGAAAGACAACAAACGAAACCCGCAGACAAAGCTCCAATCGCGGCTCCATTAGAAGCCGAAGCCCTCGAAGATGCCTTCGAAGACATGGCAGATGGAGGATTTTAAAATACAATAAGGAGGCTAATGAAGCCGATGAATACAGCAAATTTTATCCAAAACTTCAGTTCGGATAATCTTTCGCTTGTTGTAACCAGATTTTTTGATGAGATAATGGTTCTTTACAATCTTGTCGGTCATAGACAGGATTTGAATATATATGCAGATAATGACTCTCCAGTAGCAACCTTTACAATTGTAATGGATAGCGAAGAGGATGCTGATGCTCTATTCAACAGTTTAAATGGATCATCGTTCTCTGTCTATAATAATGATTACAATATCGATATGACATTATCCGGCGTTAAAGTAATCACAACTATTAAAGCTGCCTCTTAATGAGGCAGCTTTTTGCTTTTGTCAACGTCGCGATTTAATGTCTTCACATATTATTAAGAGAGGTGATGCAAAATGGCAGATATATTTTCTGGTGATCATCTCAGAGTTAATCTGATAGATCCTGAAAGATTAGTCAAAGTAAATGATCTTAAAGAGATTACAAATCCTGTTTTCTTTGTAAGGAATTCTGTTCCTACACCAGATGGATTGCTATCTAATGAGATCTTTGGAATTACTAAGTATGATAGAGCTAATACCTTTGCATATATTGATCTTGGTGAATACTTCTTAAATCCTTTAATTTATAAAATGTGGGTCAAGGTAGATTCTGCAATTAAAGATTGTATTCATGGCATTAAGACCTTCAAGATCAATGATAAAGGTGAATTAGTCGAAGACCCTGATGGAGAAAATGGTATTGCATTTCTTCATAAAAATATTGATAAGATAAAATTTAAACGGACAGATTCTAGACAGCGTGATATGAGAGTTCAATTTCTTGAAAAGTATATTGGACAGCCGGAAATGTTTATTAAGAAATTTATAGTATGTCCTGCATACTATAGAGACGTTAATACAGAAAAAGGCCATGTCTCTGTTGGAGCTATTAATGAATTATATAGAAATCTTCTTATTTTTGTTAAAGCTCTTAAAGAATCTTCAGAATATGGATTAAACCTCAATGCAGCTACTCGTGGTCGTGTACAAGAAACGCTTGTACAAATCTATGATTGGTTTGGATCTGGTACTACTATTGGTGGTGAGAAAACCACTAATATTATTCCAGGAAAGACTGGCGTACTTCGTAGAGCTGTTATGAGTAAAACAACAGACTATGCTTCTCGTCTTGTTCTTTCGGCTCCTGAACTGAAGGTTGAAAAACTAGATGATGTAGAAGCAGATTTGGATTATTCTGTTCTTCCTTTGGCTTCAGCATGCGTAAATTTCCTTCCCTTTATGGTTTATAATGTAAGGCGTTTCTTTGAGAATGAATTCTCTGGAGATGCTGTTATTCCATATGTCAAAGGAGGTAAAGTTACATACTTACATCCAAAGGATTACCAAGTAGAATTCTCTGATGAGAGAATTAAGAAAGAGATTGATAGATTTTGTACAGGCTTCTCAAATCGTTTTATTCCTATCGAAGTTCCTACTGTAGAAGGAATTACCGTAAGACTAAGATTTAAAGGCCATAATATGACCGCAGAAGAGTATGCAAAATCTGATGTTGGAAAATTGCCTATAATGGAAAGAGATTTAACTTGGTGCGACATATTATATCAAGCAGCAGTGGAATCTGTGAAAGATAGACATATACTAATTACCAGGTATCCTATAGATTCCTATTTCAATCAGTTCCCAACAAAGGTTAAAATTTCTTCAACAACAATTACTGAGCCAATGGTACTTGGTTCTAGGTTTTATAAAAATTATCCAAAAATCCGTCAAGATGATATAGGAAAAGATACATCAAATAGATTTATTGATACACTTAATATAAGTAATTTGTATCTTGAAGGTATCGGCGGCGACTATAAACCTCACCATTGTAGTCGTAAAACCTCTTGAATTGCTGGAAACCTAAACATGTCTATATATTATAATATAGAATGCATGGCAATCAGCAGCTAAGGATCAAGAAAATGGAGGTGATATATAGATGCTAATACAACCCATGATATTCGAAGAATGGAAAGATATAAATTTTCTCGGAATAAAAGAAAATCAATATTTGATTAGCAATTTTGGTCGAGTATTTAGCAAAGTAATTAATCGACCACTAAAACCAGCTATAAGTAATGGATATTTTACAGTGCAATTATCATTACAAAAAGGCGGAAGAGCATCATTTTATATCCATAGATTGGTTGCAATAGCATTTATTGAAAATTCAAATCCTACATTATTAACTGAAGTTAATCATAAAAATTTAAAAAGATATGATAATTTATCTGAAAATTTGGAATGGGTTACTAAAGAAGAAAATATTTTACATGAATTAGCTAATAAAAATCATAATCAAGATCAGCTACAAGCGTCCAAATACTGGTCTGATGGTTATTCTACTTATGGAGAAAATAATGGTATGTCGAAATTAAAAGAAGCAGAAGTTCGAATAATGTTATCAGCTATCGAAAATGGAGCTTCTTATAAGGATGCTATTATTGCCGCAGGATTAGAGCCTACGGAAAATATGAGATATAATTTATCGCATATAGCTAGAGGCCACAGATGGAAGCATGTAAGCAAAGAGTACAATATTCCAAAAATAATACCATTCAGTTAAAATTGATCAAAGTTCAGAGACTATCCGTAAGGAGTAGGAATACAAGCATATGGTATTTCGAAGCAGGAGGGCAGAAATGCATGATATAGTCCGACACTCATAGAAATATGAGATTGATTTTGCGAATCATAAACTTTTAGGATGGTGACCAAACAACTGTAAAAGGCGTTTTCTCTGAAGAAGCTAATGAAGAACTTGCAGAACAACTTAATAGCAAGGCTCATTTCTTTACTCTTGGAGGAAGAGGCATTAGAAAGTCTGATAAAGAAGCTATGCAAAGTTTGTACAATCTTACCCTTTGTCTTGATGCTGACAAATCTAAACTTTCCGATCCTGTATTTTAAAATATTTAAGGCTAGCATTTTTCTATGCTAGCCTTTTATTTTTTGACTATATACTATAACTATGAATAAAAATAAATTTCAAAGGAGAATGAATTTATGAAATTAGTAGCAAAATTTGTTAACAAACGAACAGATGAAACAAAAGCACAAATTCTATTCTTAGAGGATAGCGATTTGCAGGGTATGATTGTAGAAGGTCATATTCCTCCTAGATACCTTGTAGTTGATTTTGAGCTAGAGTCAAAAGACGTAAATGACTACAAGACATATTTTTCCAAATCTGTTGTTGAAAAGAAGCTGTTTAAGCTTTGCTCATCATTGTGTGAAGCGAAAGAATATTTAGCCGCAGCTGTATCTAGTACAGCAAACTTAAAAGCTAGAAGGATTCTCTTTGAGCTAATGAATACGTGGCATACCGCAGACGATAGCGCTAAAGATTTACAAAAAGTTCAAGAGATGATCGGAAATGCTTTTGATGAACTAAATTTTGATTGTTATTTTAAGGAGTATCTATACTAATGAAACCTGTATCAAATTTTGTAGATAAAGATAATGGAATTATCTTTGCTAGAGTTATGTATTTGGAAGATATTGATATTGTAGGTCTCAATATTCTTCCTGGAAGGGAAGCGGCAAGATATCTTGCAACAGATATTATGCTTAAAGATGGAGCAACTCTTGCTAATTATACAGCAGCAAGCCATACTCCTGAATGCAAAATTTTTAAAATTTGCAATTCTGAAGAAGAGGCAAAAGCTAATATTGTTTCTCACACAAGAAATGCTATTATCGAATTTGCCAAATCTTCAGTGTGCGAAATTCTTAATAGTTTTAATGCAATGTCTAGAGAGGATATTGTATTAAGACTTGTTGGATTGCATCAAACTCTCCATGATAACAAATATTATTTCGATGAGGTATTTAAATCATGAAACTATCGAAAAGAATCTTAGATGGCAATGAGGGCATTGTAGTTGCCTATATTTTCAAACTCGAGCAGCACGAAATTAAAGGTAAGGGAAAATTTCTTCTTATCGATGCCTATACTGATTTCAATGGTGCCCAAAGAATCGATTTTAATGATATCTTAAAAGATAGAAGAAAAGGAGATATCGCATTATATCATATTTTCGATACAGCTCAGCAAGCAATTGACTTTTTCACTATGAAGACTGTATATGATAATACTGAAAATTGTATTATTGCTTTGAGAGCCGAACTCGATAAAATCGAAAGTCTAAAGTTTACTGTAAATAGCCTCAAATCCAATCTTAGTACTATCATAAATATTCTCGCATACTATCAGAATATTAAAGTAGAAGATATTGGAGGAGCTACTGGATTATTGGGTCTGTGATAGGAGGGTAAATTATAATGGCAAACTCCGATCAAATTTACGAAACTCTTCATAGTCCTTTCTCTATTGAAAGGCATAAGAAAACATTTACAGCTTATTTAGAGGCTGTTATGTATGAAGATGGTACGGTAGAATATGCTGTACCATCTCATCAAAATAAGCTTATTGAAATCTGTATGAAAAAGCTTAATCTTACAGATAGAAAACAACTTTCTGATATGTGCCCACCCGAATGGTATGCAGACTTTACAGAATGGTTGTGCAAGATAAGCGGTTGTATTTCTATATGGTTTGATTTTCATATGGGGAAATGTAATGCTATTCAGGCATCTAAACTCAAAGAATTTCAAAATCATAAAATCTATATTGGTCCTATTAAAATGAGAGAGGATGAGTAATTCATCCTCTCTTTCTATTTTTATATGATCGCTCACAAACAAGTAAACAAAAATAAGGAGAATAAAAATGGAGAATATTTCTTTAATGAAAAAGAAAGTTTATGCAAATTATCTTCATAGACAAGGCAAGTCCAATGAATATATTTCAAAACTTTTAGACTGTAGTCAATCACAAGCAAAATCTTACGTAGTATCTGGCTATGATATTATGTATAACTTCAATATCAAATATCAGCAAGTTATATACAGAGATGGTTCTACTATAAAAATAGAACCGGATGCAATGTTTGTATTGCCCGCTAAGCTTTATGAACAGCTTATCAAAAACTGTAAGAAAAATTTCCGAGATCTATATGAAATGAATATAGATGAAGTTGTTTCTATGATAGAAGAAAAATGTGATATTCTTCCATCATCTAGAAACGAATTAGTCTATTGGCTTATCCATAAAGGAGAGCTTGAAAAGATTTATCTTTATCATGCTCATCAGCTTATGGATATTGCTGAAAATGGCATTCCTGAGTTAGAAGAGTTATCTGATTATAATGCTGTCCAGGATAAGCTTCAATCTATTATCAATCCGGACTTTGATGAAGTCTTAAGAATGTATAGCAATCAAGGTGTAAATAATCTTTTAAGAGATGAAGATTATTTAACCACGTTAACCAAGATGGCTATTTTTTACAATCTTTACTATAATGGAAAAATGTCAGTTCCAAGAATTGTAGAATTATTTAACTCTTCCATTGGATGGGGCAATTCATATCTTAGAAAGATTGAAAATGAAAATCTTAATTTTGAAGAATGGACAGATTATAAATTTATTCTTAGCTCACATATTCAAAATCTTTTACTTATTCCGCAAGGAGTTATGGATATTCCATATATATGCAGCCAAAATAATTATGGAATTTATAAGCTTCTTAAGCCTAGGACTGGCTTGGGCACAAAAGCTATGGCTACGATGATTGCATATAAAGACAATCCTAAAATGGTACAGGCTTTGTATAATCTTCGTCAAAAATCTCTTATTAATATCCGTGATCATTTCCATGAAAAACTTATTGGAAAATCCGATGATGAGATAAAAGAAATAATCAAAAATCAACGCATATAATGAAAGGAGAATTATAATGCATGAATTCGATGGACACAAAATCATTGGCAAGTTCGAGGGAGAATATTACTTCCTTAGCAACTTTTATCCAGCTAGGGTTACTTACAACGGACGAACTTATCTCAATTCTGAAGCTGCATTTCATGCTCAAAAAGATCCAAGTCGCGCTGATGAATTCGTTAATCTTGATCCTTCAGCAGCCAAACGGCTTGGAAGATCTGTTAAAATTAATGTCGAAGAATGGAATTCAATAAGATTCCATACTATGCTCGATATTCTTTACAAGAAATTTGAGCAGAATCCTGATCTTAAACAAAAGCTTATTGATACAGGAGATGCCCTTTTAGTAGAAGGGAACACATGGGGCGATAATTACTGGGGTATGTGCAATGGTAAGGGACAGAACTGCCTTGGCATTGCCTTAACTTTTGTAAGATGTAGTCTTGCCAACAGAAGCACTATAGAAGATATAGGTATTCTTACAGATTATATAGGCTATTGTAATATATGTGAGTTATATGAGGAGGATGGAACGCCATGCGATTAATTGATCTACTCGCCTATGATAAAGGCAATATACGATTTGATATCAATATAAACGATTCTAGAACAGAATCGCTTTATACAAAGTATCTTAAAGATAAAGAATCTGAAGGACGCTATTATCCAACGGCGATTGAGGTTTTTGAATTCTTCCATGGACTTTGTAATTATAGTTTGCTAAAAGATGTTTATATTAGCTCTATTTATATTGGCCAAATGAAGGATAATAATGGTACAACTATTGTACCTATTTGTGAACTTGAAATCGTTGAAGACTTTAATGATTACGAAATTTATCCTGAATATCAAATCAAAGTCATTAGAGATGGACTTTTTAATGTAATAGTGGATGCTCATAGTTATAAAATGGATGTAATTCATTTTAAACGAGTTATGCATCACTTTACCGAATTTCTTAGAGATTTATGGGAGCATGAATACAAAGAAGAAAACTATGAGGGAACAAGAGATATTATTCATCTCATAAATGCTTACTATAAGCTCGTTGAATATTTTGACGATCACGGATATGTAATTCCTAGTATATATCATGCGACTGAATTTAAGAATGATCCATATAACTGGATTCTTGAATATGATATTATTAAAAATTGCAATCCGGGTAGCTGCAATAAGATGCGACTACATGAGTTTTTCTTTATTCTTGCAAATGCTAGATTTGATAATATTCATTATGGATCCCATAAGCAACCAGATAGAATTAGTTCTTCCCAAAGAATTAGAGATTGCGTAAAAGATTATGTAGATGGTCAATTTGATTTCCCTACAATTCTTAATGGATATAAACAAGATTTGGCATGTCTCGAGCTCGATGGTAATAGTATAAATATAGCTATCGATTGTGAAGCAAATCGCGGAGATCTCTATTATGGAATTATCAAAGACAATAGATTTAAAGAACAAAACGGCTCTCTTGTCGAAAACAAATCCTATAGATGTCATGGATTCAATGTTTATGATGAAGATGCTATTGATAAGATTAATTCTATTTATAAATATTTTAAATCAGTCAATCCAGACATTGATCTTGCAATTGGTGGATTTAGCAATGAATCCGAAGGTATTACAATGCAGTATTTGCATCATGATGGATATGTATATCTTATTGTCCTTCAAACCAAAAGATTAAGTATTGTTATATATAATCAGACAGCTGATTGCATAGATACGGAGGAATAATATGGAAGCTAAAGAAACAATTATAAAACTAAAACCTGAAGAGGAATTAAACTTTGCATCTCAATTATTGCTAAAATACTGGATACAAAGAGCTTTAATTCCTCGTAAAAGCCCTATGCGAGAAATCTCAAGTGTAGGACTTAAGAATTTATTTATCTATGCTACTGGTCTGGATATTTCTCATGATCAGTTTAAATATGCAATGGAGCTTGCTGGCTATGAACCATCTAACCAAAAACAAGAAAAATGGTATTTTGGCATTAGTAAAAATAGTCCATGTCTATTGCAAATGAAAGAAAAGGTTGAACCGGTTAGAAAAGTGACACAGGAGGAAGTGGCTTTTGCACTTGAGCATCATGGTATAGCATGGCCGTATGCAACACCCCTCAAGCGTGGTTATTTCCTCAATATGTCATTTGAAGATGAGCTCAAACTTTATGGATATGTCCCAGTAATGTGTTACGAGGAATGGACTATATTCAAAAAGCTTGATTTTCTTGAGAGAGTTAAGAAGAATCCTAACTACAATCAGTATTTGGTTGTGGATAAGGATAATTATGAAGGTCCTAAGAAGCTTGAATGCATAAAAGTTGATGTCTTAGATCCGTCCAAATTTAATTATGATGACTGCCATGCATTGTATGACAATGATTATTTTGGAGAGTTCGATTATGAAGTAGAACAGGAATTTAGTTCTCTTCATAAAGAATATTGGGATATAAGAACGAAGCAACTTCTCGATTTGCACGGAAAAGATCCATTCCAAGCGACATTTGTAGGATGGTTCAAATTTGTTGAATAAGGAGAAAGATAATGAAAGCAAAACATTATTTTGCAAAATTCCTTGAATGTAAAACTAATGAAGAACTTGAACAAGAGTTTTTAGTTTGCATTCAAGATCTTATTAAAGATACTGATAAGCTTATCGATCAGCGTTGCGCAAAACGTCGAGAAGCAATTGCTTCTATAATCAAAGAAGTTAATCAAAAGTATCTTGCTATTGTGAGAATGCAAAAGGAATGGAAAGAAAAGCTTCCTCCTTTTGAATTTTCAGACCATCCATTGGCAAATATTACATTTACCGATGATGGTTTCCAAGCTTGCTATGTACATGAAAGGCCTCAATATTCTTGGGCTTTTGATTTAGATAAGCATAAGAAATTTATTGAAGAAAAGAATAAGGCTGAAGAAAGACGAGCCGAATTTGTTAAGAACTTTACACCAAGCCCTGTTATTCCTTTAAGAGAGATTACTCAAGAAAATCTTATGAAAGAAATCTTAAGTAATATTTATCATCTTGGTGTTTATTTCAATGAATTCAAAATGCCTATTGAAATGATTAAGCCTCTTGCAAGAAGAATTGCTCTTCTCAGATATTGGGCTGCTAAAGGTATTAACTATGATGATATAGCAGAATTTGAGGCTGATGAGGATGCATGGGTAATGACACACCAGTATGCTATTTAAATTAAAAGAAGAGGGGCATCCCCTCTTCTTTTTTTGTTTTATATAAAATTTAAAACTAGTTAATAAAACTATGATAAATTATGGAGGTAACTTATATGCTTACATATAAATCGAGCATTACACTTTCTGAATATCTAAAAATATTTTCTCGATTAAGTGGAAATTTTATTAAAAACAAAAAAGATGATAAAGAACTTATTTTATCTACTATGAATGAGACATTTCCCTCATCTCTACGTTTTGATGGTGGTGCTCATATTGCTAATGGAGCATTTATTGAAAACATCTTTCGTAAAAAAGGATATGAAAATATATTAAATGCTGAAATCGAATCGGTTATTCCCACAGAAGCTTTTTCTCATGATTATCCTAATAATAAATATTTTATAGATGGCGATAAAATATTTATCGATAAAGATGGTTTTGCATATCGTAAAATTTATACATCAACAAAAGTCGAATTTGAAAAATTAGATACGGTCTATGAGATTCGTCTTAAAAATAATAATTTTGCCTCCAGAATTAAGGAAGAGGCCTCCCCTCTATTTTCCAAAATTCGTATATATGAATTTATTGATTATATCAATGACGCGCATGAAACTAATGCTAAATTTGTTATTATAGATGCCCAAAAGGTCAATGCGCCAATTCATATCTTAGATTCTATAAAATCTTTAGAAGAAAGATTTGAATCTGATTTGGAGCGTTTTATATTTCATATAGTAAAAGCAACATCGACAGATGATAGTAATCCACTATACTTTATTTATTATTAATGGAGGATAATATAATGGTCGAAAAAATTACACTAGTCCAACTATTATTTGCTCTATGCCCAGATGATAAACATAAAGACAATGGAACTGTATATGGTTTTATTAATACAGCTAATGATACATTTCCAAAAGAATTCCGTTCTTACTGCATAACCCCAGCATCATTATTTGCTGATATTTATGAAAAACAAGGTAGAGAAAGCCCACTTCTAGAAACCAAAGTAGATAGTGTTGCTTTCAAGGTACATCCATTTCCAAATGATAATGACATAGAGAATATCTATAATGGAACTCAGCGTGTTTGTTTTAATATGCAATATGGATACTATATTGAAAATGGTATTATTCCAGAGACTGGAGAAGAGATACATCGTCCTATTCCGGTTGTAATGGAAATATTTCTTATAAAAGAAGAGGAGAACCATTAAGGTTCTCCTCTTTCTAATTTAACTATATACTATATTTGTATCAAGCTCTAAAGTGCTTGATTTGTGTTAAATTGTAAACTTTTACATTAACTTTTTACATTTTTAACATTTATTTTACAATACATTAAGTCCTTTTAAAGGTGGTGAATTAAATATGGATATGACTTTCCAACAATACATAGATAATCCTATGGGAAAACATAATGCTGTATTTTCTCAAAGAGATATGTATAAGCAACTTTATACAGAAAAGTTTGATAAAGTATTTCTAAGAGAGGCTGGTAAAATAGAGTACACTTTGTATGTAGATAAAAAGAAGGATTTTTATGTAGCACACATTAAGGTACCTTCTGAGACTGTAAAGAAGTTCTACTATGATGCTGTAATTCTATTTTACACAAATGATGCGGCTAAGAGGACGTCACCCAGCCTACAGGACTACTTTGTTAAGTTCTTTTCAAATGATCCAGCATTTGTATTTACATACTTACGCGTATTTTTGAAGAATGGTTTATTTATTGAAGACTTGAAATCCAAGTCTTCCAAACTTGCTCTCAAGAAAGATCCTAAAGAGAAGAACCCATATGAAGTTCCTGGCTATAGCAAGATCCTCTATTTTGCTTATCTTTTTATGAAAACTAAGAATTTGTTTTCTAAGGCAATGTATGAATCATATGGAGTAGAATATACTCCTGGTAAGCTAGCTTCTAAAGTTATGCATACAGATGATAAGATTGCTCTAAGGCAAGAGCTTGGTGAAAAGGAGGCAAAAGAAAGAGCTAAAGAGAAGAGAGAAGAAGCAAAAACAAAAAATGAAGAGCATAGAAATGCGCTATCTGCTTTAAATAAAACTATCGGTTCTGCTCCTTCCGTGAGGACTTCTCCAATGGCTAAAACCGTATCACGAGCCAAAACTGTTAAAAGGGTAAACAAGAAATGAAATATATAATATAGATATGAAACAATTTGGGGAGGTAACTAACTATGAGTACGCAACAACATGAACTTTTGGAACCTATGGAGTTCCATGACCCCATACCGTTTGAACCTATTGATACATGGGAACCGAAGTGTCCTGAGGATGAAGTCTTTAAGACCATCCGAGGGGCAATTATGCTCGATGTATCTTCTTTTTATGGTATGGAGCCAAATGCACAACTTGATGCATTCATTATGAGTGCTAAAAGATCATACAATAACCCTGAAATGCGAGCTCATACAGTTCAGTACCTAAACTATTTTGAGAAGTTCTATGATAAAGAACATGAACTTCCTATGATATATTGCCGTCTTAAATATCTTATTGATGTAGAGCCGGCATATAATAGAGATGCATTTCTTTATGATCTTACACGTTATATTATGAATGGATCCATTTCTCTTAAGATTGGGTTTATGAATAGAGATAACTACTCTCTTAATTTGACGTATAAGAATTTAAAGAATCCGAATCTGCAATATAGTGATTGAGAGTCAGTCACCCTGATATAGAAATATAGCAGGAGAAACTCCTTTAATTGCTGGGAAATCCTAAAGCTCATCTGCTACCGGAGAAGGCATAAATAGTCAAGCTCCCATAGAAGAGAAATCTAGAAAAGAGTGATGAGATGATGTATGATGAAAGTCTAACCATTATTGACAATGAATAACCAGCAGCCAAGCACCGCGTCAGCCTATAAAAAAAGAAGATGTGTTTTTGATGTGGTATTTAAGCGGATATGGTGGAATTGGAAGACACGTAGCACTTAGGATGCTATGAGTTTATTCGTGTGGGTTCAAGTCCCACTATCCGCACCAGAAACTTTTAAAACGATTTATTTTCCACTAGCAAACAAAAAACACGTATTACTTATTTTCGCACAACCCCATCAATCCCTAGCAAATTTTTATGGACGTTTACATAAGACCAGGCAAAGGCGCGCAAGAAGGTTCAACGACTAACGAAAACATAATATAAGTAGCCACCTAGCAACTTATATTGTAGTGAGTAGAGTAGGGCTCAAGCTGAGTTCCGAAATGGGGAGCGCCCTAACAGGCAGTGCTGAGGGTGAAGATATAGTCTCGTCTCTAAGCAAATCTTGGAGAAGTTGATGACAACTGTACAACTTGCGATGTTGTATGAAGTTACGAGGCATGGCCAGATAATGATGAAAGTATCTGCCATAATGAATTGTATGATTCCACTTATGTGTCATTTCATGTATGCCCGTAGAATTACTAATTCTACAGAGTTTATTCTTAGCGTTTATGATATATTGATCAATCAATATAATCAGCAATATGGTATTGATATCTATAGTAAGTTATATGAAACAGCTATTTCAAATGTCTTGAGAACTGCAAAAAGAAATCAAGGTATTTGGAATATGCAAGATATTAGAGGTATTAATACTACAATTCACACTCTGCAGTCTGTGCAGAATGTATTAATCAACATTATGCCTAAGTATCGTTATGATGGAAACCTTGTGCATCTTAACTATAAAAGTATTTTGCGTAATACAGGTTTCCAGATTTTAGATATAGAGTATGAATATTCATTTGTAAGTCTTTCTTCGTCTAGAAGAGATGAGGATCTTAATTCTGAGTTTGATAAATTTGAAAGCTTTTTGCAAAAGAGCGATGAATCGTTGCTTTTATTAAATCAAACAGCAAGTGATGATGCAATGAATCAGATTCGCATGATGTATGGTCCTTTCGATGAAGAAGAAATTCAATTCTATAAGCATCGTCTTTCTAATGGTGCTAAATGTACAGTAAACTCATTCCAGAGAGATTTAGTATTTAATTTATTTTTCAAGTACTTTGGAGATACGAATACTATTAATGCTATTAACTTGGATGATTATATTGTGCTTATTATTGCAGCAAAACGTATTTTAGAAGCTTCTGGAATGGTTCTGCTGCCTTATATTGCCAGTTCTAAAGTTACAAGATTGGCTACTCGCAAGAATGTCAATAAAAAAGAACTGACTAAACTTGAGTCCTCTCCTCTATGGGCTAAGATAAAAGACAAATATCGTAATGATAAGATTGAAAAGCATATCCTTAGTTTGATTGCTATCATTCTTAGTTCTGAATTTGAAATTATCGACCCTGAGGATGAGTGTTTAGATGGACAGCCTATCTCGATTATTCCAGAATTGATTTGTGAAGAAATCTTGATGTATATTAGTCTGATCTAAATTATTAAAGAGACTAGCTTCTAATAATGAAGCTAGTCTCTTTTATTTTTTTTTGTAAAGGTGTATATTAATAGATATATAATATAATTATGAGTAGCAAAATAAACCACATTAAAGTTGCTACTAGAAAAGGAGAAATAAAATGAAATATCTTACAGTAAATGAAGCAGCTAAAAAGTATGGAGTTAGTACTGCTACATTAATTCGACGCTTAAAAGATATTTTTCAATATGAAAAATATCCAAATAAAAATATAGATGGAATTTTATATAATAAATCCAATGATCAAGAACATAGGTTTTCTATTCCCGAAACTTGCAGCTATATTCCAATGCCATTAAATGAACGAAGGCAAATAATAAATAAAAGATTTATAAAGTTAAATTCTGGGCTTTTCGTATATGGGATAAAATTTGATATTTTAGAGGATATCGAATTTATCATTCCAATAAAACATCATATCGAGCAGTCTTCTACAAAAAATCATTACACTATACATATCATATCAGAAAATAATCGAAATCGTTATATTCCGGATATATCTTGGATTGATAAGTTCTTTAAAGCTATTTATATTGATAATGAAGAGCTTTTAGAAAATATCGCTTCATTGTCAGAAACTTGTTCAGAACTTGAAATAACTTTTGATAAAAACTGGAGATTGGCACAGATTACTTATTTATATCCAAATAGTATTTATCGATTTACTGCTGTTTCTTTGATAGGTAGTAATCTTAAATTGCTAAATAATAGATGCCTACTCAGAGAATACTATTAATGAAAAAAAAATAAAAGGGAATTCCCTTTTATTTTTTATAAGCATATATTATAATAGTAATAATACAGAAGGAGGAGTGTTACTATGAGTAATGCAAGATATTTAAAAGAAGAACCTGTAGAACCGTTGATTCTTGAACCTGAGGATTGGTCTCCTGAAGAATGAAAAACAATTCTTAAGCTTTTCGGAATGGAATCTGCTGACAGAATCAAAATTAGTGATTATGTTTTTGAAGCTTATGGGGTTGAGAAAGACACTAATAAAGATTCTATTATTGAAGAGCCTAAGCCCGATATGGGAGTTCTTGAAATGTGCGATCTTCTCGATTCAATTCGCAAGTCTTATGAGAAAAAGCTTTGTAGTGATGTGAAGAGAGAAGTATGCATCAGAGTTCCTAATTCTCAAGAAAAATTACGAATTGGTAATAAGATTCATAACCAGCTTGTTGGAAATCAAGATTATATCGGTGATAGAATTATTCTATCAATGTCACAGGATACAGAGCCGAATGATACTGTAGTTCTTACAGTCTTTAATGATTCTGAAACAGATCCTGAAATCAAGATCTAAGAAAACAGAGGGAGGAATATCCTCCCTCTTAACTTTTATATTATGCATAACTATTTATTATGGGCCGTTAGCTTAGATGGTTAAAGCACCTGACTCATAATCAGAAGACCGTGAGATCGTGCCTCACACGGCCCACCAGCATAAAGGAAGAGATTTTAATCTCTTCCTTTATTTTTTTTTGATGATTATTTTAAGCATATAATATAAATATAGAAAGCTGTGAAGTTGTACAATAACTTCAACTAAAAAATAAGAAAGAGGTGTTAAATAATGAAATTTACCACATCCAAAACAAAATTTCAATTAAGCAAAATTCCTATCATATTAACATTGATAATTCTAGTTGGAATACTAGTAGTATCAATGTGGTTTGATTTTTGCACTCTACCTATACCATATATTATTATGGCTATAGTATTAACAGAGTCTGCATCTGTTATTCAAAAAGGATTAATATTTCTTATATTTTCAAATAGAATTTCTAAATTACGGCCATTCGATGGTGTGGCCAATAATATTCGAATTTCTATTGTGGATGATAATTACGATTTCTTTGGAATGATTTTCGTAATTTCTGCGATTATTCATATATCTATCATCACATTTATATTATTTCTACAAAATCCAAATATGATATGGCCTCAGATACTTATTGTAAGTTTAATATCGATACATATTTTTATAAATATGAAATTAGCTAATAAGTATTTTGATCTAGAGGATATCATAAAAGAATATAAATCAAAAGGAGTTTATTGGAAATGATTATTAATAAGTCTAAAGAAAAGAAGATTGCCCGTTACCTTACAATTATATCAAGTGCAATATTCATTATCTCTTGTCTGATTACAAGATTTTATGGGGGAGATTGGTATATTGCTTGTGCTTATTTGTGTAATATAATTCCTGGTTGTGTTTGGGTAATTACAAACCTTATAAACTATATACACTTGCATAAAATTGAGCAGAAGCCTCGGTTGTATGAAAATGATATTAGAGATGTACTTATTGAGGTGTTTAAACCTAGTATTACCTCATATATCCCTATTACACTTTTGCTTGCTCTTTCTGCTATTATTCTAACCAGTAGAGCAGAAATTAATCATGCATTCTTTATTATGATTATTGAGTGTGTAATGCTTATGACTGGTTGAGCATTTGGCATATGACAAATAATCTTAAAGCGATTCTTAGAGCTCGCCATATTAACCAAAATAGGGTTCCTAAAACTGCTATTGATAAGACGAGACCTGGGATTATAATTTACTTTGAGGATGGTCCTCTTGATTTCGAAACGCCTAGCGATATTATTAAACTAGATGCCTCTATGGGATTTAGTTATTGTGAAGGTGTTCTTGAAAATGCTCGTATTGCATCTAAAGGAAATAGAAGTAAATATTTCATAATTTATACGAATTATCTTGCTGCTCTTAATCCTTTATTTACATGGAATGAAGAATCAAAAATGTATCAAGTTCTTATTAAGCTGTCTTCTGGTGAATGGAGGCTTATTCAAGATTTGACGCAACGTGAACTTAGACCGGCCCATAATATCGAAAAGATGTATATAGCCGGAGAATTTAGACTTCAAGGAGAATAAAAATGAATACATACAAATTAACAGAGCTTAGAAATGATTTCTTTAAATCTACTAAGCAAAAGATATTTATTTATCTTAATATTGCTATACTTATATTTGATGTCTTTTATTATATATTTAATATAGAAGCACCAAAATGGAATATAGCATTATGGTATTTAGCAATAATTATCATTTTATCACAATTACTTATTTTCTGTTGTAGTCCCCTTATTCAACTTAATGAGCTATTGAAAGTTACAATAGAAAATTGCGAATTACCTACTGCTACTGTCGAGGATAAAAAGTGGGCTATAGGCAATGCAGAAACTTGCTATAATGATTCAACCTGCGGGCTTTGTTGTATAAGCATTATTTTAAAAGATATAGTATTTCTTATATTCAATATCGTAGGTATTATAAGATGCCCTTGGTGGGCAGACATTATTCTGGTTATTTTAACACTTGGAATTTGTCTTTTATTTGCAGCTGAAATTGCATTTATAAGAGAAGATATCAAGTTTATGAAATCTTTAAGAAAGGTAAAGAAAGAAATTTATGGGGAAATTAAAAATTGAACCTGGGTTGATTTGTTCTTTCGATCCGACTAATAGATATAATAATAAAGAGCAAAGCGTTGATACTGTTATAGTTATTAAACGTCTTAGCTGGAAGCCTTTTGGTAAAAGTTTGTGGGAAGTCAAAGATAAAGAAAATGATAATGCACCTACAATGTGTTGTCTCGAGAGTGATCTCAAGCCTAGAAATATGTGCATTGTTCGTTATCCTGCAGATCTTCCAATATTCAATGATACAGATAAAGTTGCTATAGATAGTACCATCGAATTTCTTGAGGAACTATTTCAATTAGCAAAAAATGATCAGCCACTAATAGTTGGCGGCAAACAGTTTTCAACAAAAGATCTTAAAAGACTTAAGGCTATTAAGTCTAAAATAGATCTTGGATTAAGCCTAAGGGAGGTATAATCTTGACTGAGGATAAGAGCAATAATAATGTAGAACTCATTGAACCTATGGTTTTCCTAGATCCAATGGAGAACTATATTTCTACCCGTTTGACTAAGATGCAGCTTGCAGATCTTCGTAAGTATAAGCATCTTACGCAAAAAGAAGTTGCAAGCATGACTGGATTATCTATTCAGTGTATTTCTGATATTGAAAATAGTGGTAGTGGTAATCCTACACTTAAGAGTCTTATTAAATATCTTGAATGTATGGGTTATGAAATCTGTTTTCAAAAGAAACAAGTATAAGGAGAAAGACCAATGAAACAAATTGGAATAATATCTCAATGCGACAATAGCAAAATGCATAAAGAGATTCTTTCAATAATAACTGATAAAGACTTAGATCAGGAAAAGGAGAAAGTAAAAATCAATGTTCTTTTTCTTGATTATGATGGAGTCGTAAATACTCCAATGTGGAATGAAGATGGAACACATTGCAGCTTTGCTACAAGAGTTGTTAATAACTTTCAGGCATGCCAGTGGGTTTCAGAATTCTGCAAGAAATATAATTTCAAAATAGTTGTTACGTCAACATGGCGCGTTTCCGATGATTATAAAGAAGCTTTATACAAAGGAGGACTTCGCCAATCAATAGAGGTAATCGATAGAACTCCTGTATTACGGACAATTCGTGGAGATGAAATTCAAGCATGGTTGGATATGCATCCAGAGACTGATAAGTTTATTATTGTAGACGATGATACGGATATGGGTAATTTAAAAGACCATTTGCTTAAAACTGATTCTTGTGTAGGATTTACAATGAGATCTTTTGCAAAGATTGAAAAGCTATATAAGAATTTATATGAAAGGCAAGAGTAATTCTTGCCTTTCAGTTATTTTATAAAGAAAGGAAAAATTATGTATATTGATGGAAATTTTAAAGTATTTCAATATTTAGAAGATGAGAGAATAGTGGGTCCTATTTTCGAATGCGATGAACTTATGGCTCCAATTATCTCACTTCTAAATAGAGCTGGCTTAAAGACAGTGTATTGCTGTTCTGGTCATGCTTGCGATCATGCCCTTAAAGGTAAAGACGACAACAACAATGATATCGTAGAAATTGTTCCTGATATTGGGGCATATATTGCTTTTGAACTAGATCCTGCAATGAAACTTTTATTAAAATCATTTGGGTTGCCAAATGATTTTTACTATGATGAGAATAATTATATCTATGAAAATATAATTTGTATTCGCTATGATTATAAAAATCTTAATGATATGGATACATATTTTATTGAGCAATTAGATATGGTTAAATCTCTATTTCTATGGGCTAAAGATGTGCATAATAAAATAAAAGATGAAACCTATGACAAAGTTTCTAAAATAAGTGCATCTGGTAGCTTTGATTCTATGAAAGAATTCAAAGAGTTTAATGTTTTAAATTAACTAAGCTTTAGACATACAAATAATTAGTTTATGAAAGGAGGTATCTTTAGAGATGGCTCAAAATGAAACAATTGAAGCGTTTGAGGCTTTGAAAGCCTATATGAAAGAAACAAGAAAAGGTAAACTTGTGAGTGGCGGAAAAGAAATTCTTAAAAGATGTCATATCTGTGGTGACTCTAGAGATTCCTCTAAAGCTCATATGTATATAGGAATTCGAAATGGGCTTCTTATGTACAACTGCTTTAAGTGTAATAGCGGAGGAGTTGTAGATGCTAAGTTTCTGAAAGATATTGAGATTGAAGATGATCGTATCATTAATGTCTGTCAGGAGCATAATAGTAAAGTTATTGAAACTAACTCAGCACAATTTGGTCAACTTGGAAAGGGTATAAAACAAAGGCATCCTCTTATACCTCTTTCCAATAATGAATTTGCTCAAAAGAAATTATCTTATATATCGAATAGAATGGGTCACTTATTCAATACTAATGATGCTGCTAAATTTAAAATAATTTTGAACCTTAAAGATTTTCTAGATATCAATGGTATTGAAAAATATACTCGTCATCCGGATATGATTGATCTTATCGATAAATTCTTTGTCGGATTTTTATCGATGGATAATAGATATGTAATGCTTAGACGTCTAGTGCCCGAAGGAAAGTTGCCAGAATTTATTGATTATAGATATATCAATTATGATATATTAGGTTCTGGTGATGATGCTATGAAGTATTACATTATCCCAAATATTATAAATCTCAACATGCCTTTAGATATTCATATAGCTGAAGGAGCATTTGATATATTGTCGATATATCTTCATGTAGCACCAATGGGAGCAAATGCAGTATATGCGGCTATCGGTGGCAAGTCTTATTTTAATCTTATAAAATTCTTTATTATGCAATATGGATTTCTAGGGTTTAATCTCCATATTTATCCAGATGCTGATATAGATGATAGAGAGTTTAGAAGGATTAAAGAAATATTGCAACCATTTAACATTCCTATCTGGATTCATCGCAATAGAGCTGATGGCCAAAAAGATTATGGCGTTAGAATGGATCAGATAATTGATATGAAATATAAGTTATAAGCCTTAGGATTTTGCTATGATCCTAAGGCTTATTTCTTTTTAACAATTTGATAATGGTTATTTTTTTATAAAGGAGGATTTACCATGGAACGTAAGTTTGGAGCTTTACTTCCTGTGATTGATGTACGAGACTATCAATATACTCCTGCAAAAGTTTGTGCAGTTGAAGAACTTCCTAAAGAATTTTCTCTAATCACCGCTGATGTTAGAGATCAAGGATCTGTAGGTTCTTGCGTTGCTCATGTTGCAGAAGAAATAGAGGAATATTTCAATCTTAAGCAGCATAATAGAACAGACAGGCTATCTCCTGGATATATTTATGGATGCCGTTATACATATAAGGGTGAAGGTATGTATCTTAGAGATGCTCTTAAAACTCTCCAAAAGCGTGGAATTGCTAAATGGGATGAATTCCCATACAATAAGGAAGTTCCTGATATTATTGATCTCTTTGAAGAGGTTGATGAATTTGAAACTGACTCTCCGAATAAGATTTCTACTTATTTCTCTATTAGTGCTGATGATAGAGAATATAAGATTAAGAAAGCTCTTATGGATCATGGACCTGTAATGGTTTCTGTCAAATGGTATAGGGATATTAAGGTTAAGAATGGTATCATGACCACTTCGCAAACTGGTAATTTTGGATATCATTGTATTATGATCTATGGATGGAATGAAAAGGGATGGCTTATCCAGAATTCTTGGGGCAAGCTTTGGGGTAATAGAGGAAAAGCTGTATACCCTTATGAGTATCCTTTCGTAGAAGTATGGGGCATTACCGATACTATTTATTCAGATGATATTAAAAAGAAAGATACCAAGAACAAATTTATTCAATGGCTTTATAAGATTTGTAATAAAGTTATTAATTTCTTTAAAGAGCTTTTTAATAAGAATAAGTAAAAAATAAACGGCTAGAGCAATCTAGCCGTTTTTCTATTCGTTACTATTATACATTGAGTACACTTAAGTAAAAGAAAATATATAAGGAGAACTTGAGCAATGAAAGATGTATATGATGTCGATTCATATCAACTGGTGAATCTATTTGAAAGACCAATGCTTTATACTGAAGAAAGAATTGATAGGGATAGCGTTCCTTATGAACTTTATCATTATGAGCTTAAAGGTTCTGATGTAGATCCTGGTAGATATGCTTCTATTGAAGAAGATTTTGTTTCTCGCAACTATACCGGTTGTGTTTTATCACTAGCCGAAATTGATTTCAGAGGCAGAGGATATGCTGATATCGAAGATATGATTGATTTCACTGGGGTAGAATATGAAGATCTTGATAGATTTATAGATGATTTTGATTCTCGTGAAAATGCGGAGCTCATAGATCCATTTATCTATGATTAATATAAAGAGGAGCTTTCGAGCTCCTCTTTAATCTTGTCAACTTATTAATAATGAAAATAAATGCGGAGGTATCTACTTATGGGAAAATTTACAGATACTAAGTATACAAATACTATAGATAGCTTGGTGTCGGCCACCAAGTCCAAAATCAATAATCCATATTATATCTTTTCCGATAAGAAACCTACAAAGGTAACTTATTATTCTCAAAATATTGAGAAATCTACTCTTGATGAGGCTTCTGGCCTGTATGAAGCTCATTTGGGAGGTCAATCGCCATTTAAGTATAATAAAATTTCTGACTTTATTGTTTATGGAATTGAAAAGATTGCTACAGATTATGATCTAAATGACAATAATGGAATTGAAGCAAATGATATTACTGGAGAAGCATATATTCTACCAAATACTATTACGCCTAGGCCTGGAGATTTCTTTTCTATAGCTCATATTAGCGAATCTATTCTTTTCAAAGTTAATTCCGTAACTGCAGATACTCTTGACAGTGGAGCAAATTTCTATAGAGTAGAATATGCTCTTGAGAAGACAGATTCTACTGGTCAAATAGAAGATCAGGTTGAAAAGAATTTCAACTTTATTGCTACAAATATTGGGACAGATTTCAAGGCTATTGTTCAAGATTGTGATTATAAGATTATTGAAAATCTTGAAGTTTTGATTGAGAGGCTTATCACTTATTTCGAGAATATCTTCTTTGATGCAAGGCTTCAGACATTTGTATATAATCATGATGGGTGGAATATGTATGATCCGTTCTTGATTGAATTCCTTATTAGAAATAAAGTACTCGACTATGCCGATAAGTTTATTTATGTAGCTCATGCAACTACCACAAATAAAACTTTTGGAATGGACTATTCTAGAACCTTCTTTAATGCTCTCGAGAATTGCAGTGTAGAAGATATAAGTATGAATATGACAGCAACTGCGGACCTTATTAATGATCCAAATTCTCTATTTGTAACCAAGATGGATTATTACTATGCAGTAAGATATTTCGATAAAACTCCATATAAAACTAGATTTAATTCTATAGATCCAGATGTCATGGAGCATATTAAAAATAATAAAATGTATGAAAAAGGAAATAATAAAGAAATCTATAACCTTTGGATTGCATACTTTAATAGTGATGATGACTTTATTAAAGGAGATATTATAAGTCTTATTAAGAATGCTGATTATATGGATAATCTTGAGCATTTCTATATGCTTATTATATCTATCTTTATCATCGAACAGTTTATTCAGAGATTGCTAAAGAAATAAAATAAGTGGATAAGGAGAAATTCCTTATCCACTATTCTTTTATGCTTCTTCTTTTTCTTTCTCAAGAAGTTCTGTCATCACATTGCTAGAAAAATGAGCTTTGATGGGACCATACTTGAATGTCTTGCCCATCTTATACATTGTTCCAGCATTTCTAAATCCGAAACATATGGGTGGTACATGTGTTACCAAATCCCCTTTATTTCTGATTACTTCATAATTCCTAAGGCGATATTTAACTTCTTTAGGTATGATACCCCATATAACTCTGGGTGCTTCAAAGCCATATCCTTTGACATTATATTCTTTTCCATATCGATATTCCATATCTTCTGTTGCCAAAAGAGATAGAGCTCCACCATGAGAATATCCTATGCAAGTAATATTCTTTATCTCATTCTCAGCATCCAAACCAAGAAGTCTTCCAACAGTAAACACGATAGCATCTTGCATGTCTTTCCATGCATTAAGGAATCCTCTATGGCATCTCCACTTAGGATGGCAATCTTTATAAGGAGTTGCTGGAAAATTAAAATTATCTATCCAGTCTTCTTTTTCATCAGATCCTTCAAAAAATATATAAATTGTATCTCCAATTAATTGAATGTCATAATCACTGGGCCCTTCTGGGTCGTAATCTGCATGTAAGCATCTATTAAACATTTCAGATCTAAGCATAATACTCACCATTCCTTTCCTGTTTTATTATAAAATTCTACATAATAATATCCATCATCATTGACTTGTTTATCATGAACTTTGCCAAGTCTTTTATAAAGATTTATTGCTCCAGTATTCTTAGGATCTACATAGCAGTATATAAGGTCATAATTCTTTTTATAAGTTTTGATGATATGCTTTATAGTGGCCGTCCCTAATCCTTGGCCTCTCAACGAGGAATTAATTTCTAGACTTCCAATACCAACTGCTTTAATATCTTCATAAAAAGAAAGTCCTACTTTACCAACTTTTTTATCATTATTCATTATATCATAAAAGCTTCCGCCTTTAGATTTTAATTCTATATGTAATTTATCTTTTTCATCTATTTCAGATTCATTAATGAATCTTATTCTATCAAATAAGATGCCCATATTTACACCTCCTTAATTTTCTTTATTAAAAAGTTAAGAAGATGGAGAATGGTTCTCCATCTTCTATTGTAAAAATCTATAAAATTAATCCTTTTTCTTATCATCTTTGGACTCTTTTGATGCTTCCTTTTCAAGAGCCTTTTCTAGCTTATCTGCCTGCTCTTCGAGTGATTTTTTCATCTTATCATCATTAATTTCAGATGCTTTATCTCTAAGCTGTTTAATAATGTCTTTAGCATCTTTCTTTGCTCTAGCGCCTTCAACTTTATCTACTAATAGGCGAAGAAGCTTAACGCAAATAAATGCGATAAGAAGCCTAAGAGCAGGTTTAAGTACAACAGCTATAAATGCAGCAGCAGGAATGCCTCCAAACATAATTGTAGCAATAGTGCCACCAGTGACAGCTCCAATTGTTCCTCCGGCTAATGCCGATCCTGCAAGATCAAGACAAATTTGAATTCCTCTTTTACAAGTATGAAGAAATCCTTCTCCTTTAGACCTAAGCTTAGAATCATCAAGCTCGTTTGCTTTAATAACATCTTTTAATGTTGAACGAAGTTCTTTTACTTTAGAATCTTCTCCGCCATATTTACCAAATATAAACTTTTCAAGTCCTTTAGGTTCTTCTACAGCTCCTTCATACAGAACGTTGCCAGAAAGACCCATGTCATTTATGAAATCTTCTAGAAGATTATTATAAGTTTCATCATTTAAGAATCTTACATTTTCAAACATAATAGCCATTTTAATAGCCTCCTTATAAATATTATTTATTAAAATGTTTCGGGGGGGGGGGTAAATGCCTTTAAAACAATACTTTTATCCTCGAAATTACAAAAAAATGGTGGAGGATATACTATGATATCCTCCACCATATAATTTTATTAATATGTTGGAATAGAGTTATTTAACCTTTACATATGCATTCTCATCATTAAGATTTGGATAACATGGACAGACTAATTGCTTATTACAATATAAATACTTAGCATTGTTAAACTGGCCGTGGAATCCGACTAATTCTGTTTGAATAGCAGATTCAGTATAATTTGCCATTTTGTCTACATATCCAGAATCTGTAGTAGAAATCTCAATCATATATTTATCATAAATTAAATAATTTCCATAAATTGAAGTTATTATTTTCCATTCTGGTATATCACCATCCACTGGATCTACCCCAACAGTAAACTCTTGACTTATACTGTCTGGAGTTAAAAAGACAACTGTATTCATTCCTGGTTCATTTAGTATAATAAATGAATTCTCATTATTATCAATCATTGGTATTATAGTAGGATCTTCCATCATATGATCAGAACCATTAAGCACTGAATAAAAAGAAATTCCTGTAGAATTTATAAGAAAACTATAGCCTTTGTCATCATCTTTGCTCCATATAAATAAAATCATATCATTTTCTGTTGTTACAATACATCCTTTATTATATGAAGTAACTCCATCCCCATATTCTTGGCCTGTAATAGTATCTGAATTTATAATCGTGCTATCAGTCCATCTATTACCAACTCCCGAATGAACATGAGCATGCATTGCTTCGAATGAATTAATTTCATTTTGTACAACATATGAAACTGCAAATTCACAGTTATTAGATATTTCATATAGTTCAAATTTAACATCAGGAGGAAGCGAATAGCCAGCACCTCCAAAGCTATATGTAAAACTTTTAGTGCTTAAATCTATTTTTATGAAAAATGTATGTAAACCGCCATCTTCCGATTCTTGAAAATCTGGGCATTGAAACATACTATCATAATCACGGCGTATTAATAGAGCTAATGTATTATTATTGCATTTAACCGATTTAAGGTATATATCTTCTTGAATCCAAAATGTCCATAAATCTTCTGTATCTTTGTATTGTTCATACAATTCTTTGCTAAAATCTGAACGTCCTATAGATAATATTTTATGATCAACTATAGAATTATCATGATATTCTATAACTATATTTAATGACATTTCAAAAGTTGTTGCACTAACTTCTTTAGTATATATAAATCCACTTCCAGATTGCTCTCCATTATCCCAGAAGAAGATATTATTATCATTTGTATATTCTTGCTGATCATACAAGTCCTTCATCGGTTGAGATAGCCTCTCATAATTACTGCCGTATTTTATAAATTGATCTGTTTCTAGTGGATTTGTGCATAATTCACTATACTTTCCAGATACCACATTAGGATCTACCATCGATCCATCACATTTTACCCAGTCATCATTCAATTCTCTCTGAGTAAATTTAATATCTCCGATTTTATCCCCGCTAGCAGCAGGGTTATTTCGGCTAATTATAC